CCGATGCAGGCCGATAACGGCGGACTGGTCTTTGAAACTAGGCTGAATATCGACACCGCCATCACGGACATCTCTGTGAATGCAGGGTTTACCGACTCTACCGCACTGGAAGAGGCGTTTACAATCGCCGCGGGGACCGTAACCGCTGTCGCCAATGACGCCGCCTGCTTCGTGTACGACACGGATTCGACCGTCGATCAGTTTTTTATGTGCGCGGTAGATAGCACGGTGCAAGACGCAGGCAACGCGACGACTGGGACCGCGCCAGTGGCTGACGTGTTTAATGTCTTGAGGATTGAGGTTTCCGCAGACGGCTCTGTGATCAAATTCTTCATAGACGGTGTACTTGAGGGCACGCTGACAGGAGATGTGGGCGTTTCGCCTGACGTGAATCTATTCGCCACCGTAGTTGTCAACTCTACGACTACTACGGCGAAAGACTTAGATATCGACTATATCGCGTGCGGCGTCCTAAGAGGGTGAGTCTGGCTTGCTCGATTTGACAGAATTGCGAACATAAGTATAATGAGCTAGAAATAGGGGCAGGCATAGGGAACACGTGCCTGAAACGCGGGACATCTTCACCCGTTTGCCTGCCCCTCTACGCTGAAGAACTTACTGGGAGAGGTGAGACATGAATGACAAGCCAAATAACTGCCTGGGCTGTGATGCGCCGACAAGTAAGACTTACCGCTGGTGTCCAGCCTGCCACCCTGTTTGTGCCGATTGCGGCACAGACATTGACCGGCGCTCCCTGCGATGCGGCCCCTGTACACATGAGTGGAAAAGGCGAGACCCAGAATACCTGCGTATGCGCACTGAGGTCATGAGGGCCGCCCACAAGCGGGGGGCTTATGACAACAGGTATACTGAGGAATATCGCCAGAGGCTTTCTGAAACTTCAAAGGCTGCCTGGGAACGGGGTGTCTATGGCGAGGAATGGCGATTAGAAAACTCTGAGAGAACGAAAAGGCTCTGGGCCGAAGGCGTCTATGACAACAAGGCCCCCATTTCAGATGAAGTTCATAGGCAGCATAGCGTATTTATGAAACAACTCTGGCAAGACCCAGAATATCAGCGCAAGTGGAAACTGTCAGCCAAGCGCCGTTGGGCTGACCCAGAGCAACACCGCAAGCATAGCATTGCCCATGGGGGCGACGGCATCTTCAACGAGGATCAAAAGTATCCAGACGAGTACTACAAAATCCGAGTGGCTATTTACAAGCGAGACAACCATACATGCCAGCTTTGCTACAAAGCTGCCGACATTATGCACCACATTGATCGCGACAAGAACAACAACGATGCTTACAACCTCGTGGCCCTGTGCAGGCGATGCCACCCGCGCGTTCATGGGAACATCGGTCTCTGGACTCCGTTCTTCCACTGGCGGGACAAGCTGGGGATACCAATGGGGAATGGGGCATGGAATCCGCCTTGCCGCTGGGTAACAGCTTGAAATCAATAGAAATGCGCGGCATGGCCGACACACCGCCGGAGACAATTTTAGCTCCTTCGTGGTACGTGGCGTCATTCCCCAAGGCAGGTACATATCTCATCACAGGCATGCTCCAGCCCTTCGCGCGCATGATGCCAGAGCGCAGGTACGCGAAAGTGGGCACGATGATCTGCTCATTTCAGTATCACGCCTGGGCCAATACATACCACAACATCCGGTACTTAACCTATGCGTTATGCCAAACGAGACCTGGGTATTATCACTTTGGGCACTGTGGGTACAAGCCGGAAATAAGTGCCACATTGGACTACGCGGGCCTGGCGATGATATTCGTCTACCGCGATTTGAGGGATGTGGCCGTATCACAGACACACCATATCCTTAACGACAGGGAAGATGCTAAGCACCTGGACAAAGCGGCGTACCGAAGACTTGGCGGGTTCAACGAAGCGTTGTCAGCAGTTATCACTGGACTTCAGGTGGATGATAGCAAGTATGGCCCTGTATATTATCCTGGCGTGATGGAGCGTTGGGAACTGTACGCGCCGTGGTTAGACCAAGACTGGGTTTGCTCAGTTCGGTACAAAGACGCTCGGTTACATCCGGCAGAGACAGCACAACGCATCGTAGAATACGGCATGAAGCGCCTGGCGGGCTGTATGGAAGTCGCACCGCCCAAGATTGATGACAAGACGATGGATCGTGTCGTAACGGCGATGGTTGCTTCTGGGCAGGACACGAAGAAGTCCCCGACATTTCGTAAGGGGCTGGTAGGTGGGTGGCGGGATGTCTTTACGCCAGAGCATGTGAGGCTTTTCCAAGAGACCGACCCCGACAACTGGCTCAAGCGACTCGATTTCGAGGACTGGTAGATTTGACATATATCACTTTCTTAGGTATAATCGTGCCGAGATAGCTCAGTTTGGCAAGAGCAGCAGCTTTGTAGCCTGCAGGCCGCGAGTTCAAATCTCGCTCTCGGCTTTGCCATCAATGGCGCTAGGCCAGTAGCTCAACGGCGGAGCAGCGGTCTCCAAAACCGCGGGATGCAGGTTCGAATCCTGTCTGGCCTGTTTACCGAGGGTAGTAGCTCAGCGGTAGAGCACGCCTCTGATAAGGGCGCGGTCGGCGGTTCAAGTCCGCCCTGCCCTATTAGACAACGTTGAGGGGAATATGAAAATCACATCGGGGTTTCTACGGGAGCACAATACCTGGGAAGACGAGGCTCTCACGTTTGAATCTGAGTGGCCTGATGGCGCAGAAGTAACGTTGGACAATATGTTGCGGGCTGCTGAACTGGGGCTGAATGTAGGATGGATTGCTTCGCATCTATTGCACGGCCCAGACAGGGCTCGCTATCGCCTAGCTACTGAGCCTGCTTATGAAGAGTATGACCGTGCCCTTAGCGGCATTGAAGAGGCTTACCGCGACTATGATGTGTATATTGCTGCGGCCTCTTCAATCTATGACATCACGGATAGCAAGGGTATGATTGCGAGGTGTGAGGCTTGTTTCATGCAGCTTGACGCTGCTCACCAGGCGCTAAAAAAGGCAAGGGCGCCATATCGGGTTAGCCTACATAGAAAACTAGCCCACGCTCTCGTTGAGGTACTTGAAGACCTGGAAGACGCCCAGGCCGCACGTGAGGCCGTGCAAGCCTATAGAGCTGGCGAGACCGTGCCCTGGGAGCAGGCAAAAGCAGAACTGGTGGGTTGCTGTGCCAACCCCCATCCGGCAACCGCAGCCCCCGTCTGTGAGACAGCGGCGCTTGCTGAACCCCCCTGGAGATAGCATCTCCAGCCCGACGCCCGCCAACGGGGGGCGGTGACGTTTCTAACGAAGAATAGCTCATCTACCATGTGTAGAAAGAGTAATGGCCCCTAAACCTATAGACAGACATGGGTATGGGGCCAACAGCGGGCTACTTTGTAGCAGAAGTTAGGTAGGCTATCACACCTGCGAGTGTTGTTCCAGCTTTCAGCTCTGTGGCCTAGCATTAAGGGTAGTCGAAAGGCGAATGTGTGCTAGGCGCGACAAACCTACTTAACAGCCGCGAGGAGCAACTCACTCTAACTAACGGAGGTCGTAAGGACAGAATGTTAGTATACGTAATCAACAAGAATGGCAACAAATTAATGCCCTGCAAGCCAGCTAAAGCGCGTCACTTACTAGAAGCTGGTAAAGCCCGCGTAGTCAACCGCGAGCCATTCACAATCCAACTAACCTGGGATTGCGAAGAGAATGTGCAAGATGTAACATTGGGGGTTGACAAAGGCAGTCACCACACCGGGTTTTGTTGCGTAGGGAATGGGCAAGTCTTGATGTCAGGCATATTGAGACATCGCCTGGACATCAAGAAAAAGATGGATGCCAGACGGGCCAACAGGCGTGCGCGACGCAGCAGAAAGTGGTATCGTCCGCCGAGGTTCAACAATCGTGCTTCTAGCAAGCGCAGTGGAAGATTGCCGCCGTCAACGATGTTATGCAATTTGACAAGGGCAGCAACCTAACAGTTTCGGGCTATGTTGCGCTCAGTGCGTGGATTTACGTAGACAAAGACTGGAAGAATGGCGACAGCATTGAAGTATATGGGTGGGATACAGGAACAAGCGCGGTTATCGGGACAGCAGTCAACTTAGAAGACTATTTTGACTGGAGCAACTTTGACACGTGGATAAAGTTGGCTATCCCCCTGACAGATATGGGTCTCATATCGGGGACGATAGACGCTCTGAGAATACGCATCGTTGCCAAAGAAGGCAAGTCGCCCAAGTTTTATCTGGATGATATTCAGTTCGAGCAGACAGGAACGCCGATTGAGTTTTGCCTAGAAGCTGACAAGGGCACTTGGTTGTGGCTAACTAACATGCAAATCTCGGTCGCCGCTGCGTACGATACCGACGAGGCAGGTGGCACACTGCCGGGAATTGCGTATGACGATTTATTGGGCGTGAGTTTGGCAAGCGGGTTAGTCTATCAGCGCATCAACGCTGGCGGGGTAACGTTCTCAAATACGTTCAAGCAGCTTGCAGATTGGCTATGGTTTCCACGTGCCGAGTTAACCAATGCCATTCACGATGGAACGAATACGTTCCTGACCATATCGTTGCAATTTGGGCGGGATACTGTATTGAGGGCAGAGGATGAAGACAAGATGCGCTTTGTTGTACAAGATGATTTGTCTGGGCTTCTGATTCTGAGGGCCTGTGTCACGGGACATTATGAGGATAGAAGTGGCTAGAAACAGATCGCGCAAGCAACTAATCTCGCCGTTTTGGCGGCAGGTGTTTGCTGTGGCTATAGGCACGCTTCCGTTGACTGTCCTGTTGGCGTTGTTGCTGTGGCATCTCATATATGGATAACGTCATTGTGTCTACATTGTATAATCGGCCCGGCTTCACGCGCCAGTTGCTTGAGGCACTATCCAGATGCGACGGCGTAGGCGAGTATACCTATTGGGCATTTGTTGAGCCTGGGCCGCCAGAGGTTATCGAACATCTTGAATGGGCACGCGACGCAGGCTTCTTTAGGGCACACCACTGGTTCTTCAACGAACAGCGTATGGGCATTCGCCTGAACATGCAGCAGGCGCTAACGAAAGTCTTTGCGCAAAGAGACCGAGTAATTGTTCTTGAGGATGATTGTATACCAGGGCCAGATAGTCTAAGATATTTTGAGTGGGCACTAGACGAATACGAACGGGACGCAACCGTCTTCTCTGTCACAGCCTATCATCGGCCCGGCACAAAACCAATGACGCCTGATCAACTTGCTGCTCATAGCGAGAGGCATTGGGCGGACGCAAGGCGAAGATGTTTTTTCCATCCGTGGGGATGGGCAACGTGGAAAGACAGGTGGCAGAAAGTCGGATGGGCACTACCGGGCGTAAGTTGGGACAAGCATATACTGAGGCACGTGCAGGACAATGGGCTGTATGAGATTTATCCCGCTGTGCCACGGGTGAAGAATGTTGGTAGGCAAAAACACAGAAATGGCTGGGCTTGGGCAGGCAACTGGGAACTTCCAGAGATTCGGCAGTGGCATGAATGATAGTAGGGAGATAACTGATGGCAGATCAAGTAACAACATTTAATTGCACATTCCAGGCTGCTGCGACGGGCGTTGGGAATGGCACCGCCATAGACGCGGGCGGCATCGCGGGCGTGGGCTTTCAGATAGAGGGCATAAGCGGGGACACGATAACCTTTGAGGCTACTATCGATGGGACTACCTGGTATTCTGTTGAGGCCATAAATCGCACTACAGGAGTGAGATCAACCACCGCGACTGCTGATGGCCTGTTCTATCTCCCCATAGCAGGGGAAAGTCAATTCCGCTGCCGCGTCAGTATCTATAGCGCAGGCACAATCACGATTACTGGCAAGGGTGTGCTAAATTCCGCGGGCATGTCTGTGGCGAACACTCAGCCATTTTCGGCTTTGCTAGAGGGGGGACTGACAGAATTGGTCGGGATTGATGAAGAGGTCAACACTGATGATTATGGGGGTTCGGTTGGCGTAGCCTTGGCCGGGACACACAGTGGCGAAATCGTGAACTTTGGTTTCTACGCCACCGAGGACGGCGCCGGGGCAGTTCAAGACAGCGCGGGGATTCTATACATCTTTGATGCTAATCCAACAATAGCCGTAGGGGACACGCTAATGACCGCTGCTGATAGGGTTACGATAATTGGGGAAATAACCGTAGCCGCGGGGGATTGGCGGTTTGACGCCAATGGCGGCAGCGTATTCGTCTACAACCAACCCGTACATTTCCACCCCCTGAGTACGTTGTACTTCGTATGGTTCTTGACCGATGCCCAAGACCTCAATGATGCGGCCGGCGATGACGAGGTATTGCGTTTTAACTTTTGGTATCGTCGCGACTCATGAGTGCAGGATGTTGCCTGTTGGGTAAGCATCTGCAAACAACCAGGATTGATTTGTTGACAATGTGTGCAAGGCGTGCCGTTTTCGGCAACATATTGCACACACAATCAACCCCTTACGTGAGACACTGAATGTGACGCTTTTGATAACAAAACGCACAATGGCCAAGAGGAGACACTAGATGCCCAAGAGAATGACACCCCAGCAGTGGGTAGACGGAATCAACGCCCTAGCGAAACCGAAGAAGCAAGAAACACGCGGCGTAAGAGTGAGGGTACTCGTCAGGAGTGTCCTGGCCGGGCCTGACCACAAAGCTATAGGTTGGGTCGAGCCTGACGAAATTGTTATTGTAGCTGGTGGCCGGTATGCTCGCGGCTTGGTCGAGAAGGGCTTTGTAACGTTGGATACAGAAGTCCCTGTCATTCCTGAACCCGACGAACCAGAAGCCACCGCGGCGGCAAGAAAGCTCGCAGGAGAATTCTCGATAGATTTGCGTCAAGTTACGGGCACGGGACGCAACGAACGTATTACTAAAGCTGACGTGCAAGCGGCTGTGGACAATCGGTTCGTAGTGGCATTACAAGAGATTGCTGACGAAGCGGCCCAAGAGGCCCTGGAAGACACGGCGCTGGCGTCTCTGGATGGCAAACCCGACGACTGAGGATAGACTATGTTTAGTGACTACACCACGTTGGCCTCTGCAAAATTATACGCAGGCATATCTGGGACAGACGACGACTCGGCGATCTCGGCTCTCATACCCGTCGTAAGCCGCGAGATAGACGCTCTTACGCATAGGTTCTTCTATGAGCTGTCTAGCACCAGATACTACGACTTTCAGGACCATTGGAGACTTATTCTAGACCGCGACCTCTTGGCTGTCACGACGTTCACCAATGGGGACGACGATGTGCTTGTCGATGGCACGGATTTCTATACTTACCCACTCAACGGCCCTCCGTACCGACGCCTGCATATCCGCACCGATACGGGCACGCTGTTCCAGTGGTCAGGTTCGCTGCAAAGGGCATTGTCGTTGGCAGGCAAATGGGGCTATTCCACCGACTATAGCAACTCCTGGCCCGATAGCGGCGATACGGTACAGGACGTTGGTGGTATTACCGCTGCCGTGACTAGTGTTACCGTAGTCGATGCTGCCGTCTTTGCTACACGCCAAACAATCAAGGTCAACGACGAGCAGATGCTCATCACGGACCGAGATACCACTACTGAAGTGCTAACTGTCACGCGGGGGATCAACGGCACGACCGCTGCCGCTCACGCCAACGGCGACGCGATTAGTATCTGGCTCGTGGAAGGGCCTATCACGAGGGCGGCTAACGGGTGGGTTGTTTTTCTGCTCAATTACGCGGAAACAATAGGCGTGTCGCGTGTCAGGCAGGGTGATTTTGAGCAAGCGATGGGATTTTTCCTCAGCCGTGACATACGCGAGGCCGCCCCATACGATGTGGGCCTCATCATTGAGGAATACAAATACCGCAGTTATTGGAATAGGTTCTGATGGGCACAAGTCGTTGGTTTAAGGCCATTCTGCCGCACAAGTGTACGATAGAGACGTGGACGACCGTTGCTGACGACGACTTTGGACAGCCGGTAAAAGTTTGGGGCACTCTGGTGGCAGACGTAAAGTGTAGACTTAGGACCCTTGAAGCAGGCCGCCCGTGGGAGGTTTTTTCGCCCACGAGGGGTGAGATGGTGGCCGCAGAATTTCAGGTGTTCATAGCTCTGGATAGCGACACATACTCCTCGGGTGCGCCAACGTTCGGCGAACAAGCCCGGCTTGTATTTAGCAGTTCACCGTATGGCGCGCTAACCCTGAACGCGGAGCTAGTCGCTGTAAGAACTGGCGCGAGATCAGATTCGCACCTTGAAGTTTATTGCAACAGGGCCGTGCCCTAACAGATAAGGCGTCTCCATGTTTGTCCTAGTTTTATGCGTCCGATAGCGGACTTTGTTACCGGATAATCTTTGGCAATGGACCCCGCGGATTCGCCATTCTTTAGCCTGCATCTAATTTCGCAGACAGCCTTAGCGGTAAGTTTGGCATAGGATGAACCCTCGCCGCGCTTCCTATCAGGTATGATGGGCCCTGGCGTGGACTTCCAAGTCTTGCCGCTGATAGCGGCGCAAATTGCTCCAAAGCCAACGGGGTAGTCTTTAGCGATGGAAACGCCTGTTTCGCCTGCGGCAGCGCGTTGCCGAATTTCGATAACGTCTTCTTCGGCGAGCTTGGTCTTGGGGCTTAGAAGACTGCGCAGTCTTTTGTGGCGGCTTGTTGCTTCTTGTCTCTGGGCATCGCTTAGTATGGGATTGGGCACATGTAGCCATACAAGCCCGCGCTTGATATTGCTAATGGTTTGAAAACAAACGCCATAATCCTTAGCAATCATATTCAGGGTGTCACCAAGGGCAAGGCGCTGTTTAATAATCGCTACCTGTGCCTCAGTCAACGTTGTCAGGCCGTGATTGGAACCAATGGCCTTGGCAGTAATGCCCTGCTCGCTGCCAGCAATGGGGTCAGCATTGTAGCCCTTGTCGCGCTCAAAGGATTGCAGGGTGTCCATCCAATATTGTTCTCGCCCTATTAGGTGGGTCTCGCTATCAACCAGTTCTAGAATGGAGAGTACAAAATCTGCTGCCCCATGTTTGTACCAGGCGCGCTGCAAGTATTTCGAGTGATGGAAACCACGAACCAATCTAGATTTGTGGTCTTGCCAACGACGGAAAATATTCTTTGAACTTCCAACATATCGTTTTTGTGTGGTTAGATTTCTTATCTCGTAGACACCACAGACAATAGGGCGGCGGCGACGCTTGTTAGCCATCATTTTTCGCCTTTCTCGGCCTTCCCGTCTTACGGGGGATAGCCGCAAACTTATCGAGGTCTTTCTGTTGGATGAGCCAGTCTCGTCCCAGCTTCACGGCGGGGAGACGACTACCGTGGATGAATTGTATCACGCGATAGTAGGTGAGGCCCAGTTGGGTAGCAGCTTGCGCAGTCGTAACGAGGTTTGTTTGTTTATTCATAGTGCTGGTAGTATACACCATAATCGATATTTTGTCAAATCGCAGAGTACAAGCGTGCAAAACATCTCGTATCTCCCACTTGACAAGTTATCGCTTCTGTGGTAAAATGTATCGTGGGCAAGGTAGATAATCCATGACAAGAATCGCTGGCAGCGTTACGGTGCAATTAAATACCGCGGAGTTAAAGCTTGGGGGCCGTAAGTACGCCCGAGCTGTAGTCACAGAGCTTGCTAAAGCCGTCCAAACACAAGCCAAGCACAATGTCTCGCCGGGGGTAGGCCCAGGCCCACATCCGCACAAAACCTGGCCGGGCTTTCTCCCGAATGTGGACACAGGCCAATTGCGGGACGCTATCGGGATGGCTGTAATACGTGATACTGAGCACCTGGCTGAGGCTGCTGTATTCAGTAAGTTGCCTGGCGGACAAACCTACGACGTCGATCTCGAACTGGGGTGGCAGAGCCACAAAGGAAATCGATATATTTACCCGTGGCTCTATCCGTCGAGTCAAGCAGCCGTGCAAGGGTTCAGTAATGTTGCCAAGAGACTTTACCATGTGCTCGCGGGCAAGTTAGCCAAATGACCGATCTCATTAACACGCCTGCGTTATTGCGTACATTTTTGCTAAGCGATTCTACATTGGCGACTGCTGTGTCAAATCGTATCTGGGCAGCAAAATTGCCTGACGATGAGTTTTCCAGTATGCCGCGGGATGCCGTACTACTCATCCCTAGCAGCGCGATTGCAGAGATTAGCGTTCCGGTATATACGGAGCGTAATGATATATACGCATATGGCTCAACGCCCCTCGCGGCTTGGCAAATTTATAGAAAACTATTCAACGCATTACATAGGGCAGGGCTGCAATCAGTATCCACGACGAGGAGAATTATGCAAGCCTTCCTGGTGGGCGGGCCTGCGATAATGTATGAGAAAGAATTTGGGTGGCCGTACGCGTGGGCGGCATTTAATGTAATTTGGGCGGAGAGCGTCATAACATGACACCAGGCACTTACGGGTTTGGGCCCCGCCAGGGCAACAAGGCATGGGCCAAAGTCACAGACGAAGAACTAGAAGTTAGCGACGCAGAACGCGATGCTATTGATGATGCCGTTGACGATGCTGAGTACGAGGCTCAAGAGCATCCTGAACAACAAGAGAATGACGGCCGTGTTGCCGCTGTAACGAGGTGGGCGAGGTCTCATGAATCAAATAGTCATAGGTTGAGAAGTTGAGATTGTAGGGAGAGTCACTAGATGGCTGAAACAGACACGCGCGCAGACCCCATATTGGGCCAGGAGTTCATCTATTGGTTGTGGGGAAGGGGCATTGTTCCCTACGAGACACGGTGTGTAGAGATTTCCCTTAGCATCAACGAAGAAATTGTGCGGATACGCGTTGACCATATTGGCACGACGGCCATAATAGGCATTAGTCGCGAGGAGCTATTTAACCAGCTAGAGAGTCTTGGCATCGCCACTTACCGGGATTCGCACATTGTGATTCGTGCTGAGCGCGACAACATTGTACAGATACACATTGACCGATATGGTTCAACAGACTTGCTGAAACTTGATATTCCAGAAGCTCGGTTTGGGCAAACATGCGCATAGGATGGGTAGCGGACGGGGTAGTTGGTTTCCGCGGCGGCGCTGAGCTTTCTGGCGACGCCCTTGTTGCCGCGGCTCCTGCTTGGGCAGAAATTGTTCCCTGCCCGCCAAACGATATTGCGGCAGATGTAGGCGCCTACGTTGCCCTGAATGTGACTGAATACGATGCGTCGGCCATCGAATGCTTTGTACAAAGACCTGTCGTGAAATCGGTAAGGGATCAGTGGCCAGAAGGTGACGACGAACTACGCGAGTGGTTTCTTGGCAACAGCAAAGTTGTTATTTTCAACAGTCCGGTTCACGGGTCTTACTTCATGTATCCTGTAAACGTGCCAACAGAAGTCGTCCCGCCGCCAGTAGACTTGGGGCGGTTCAGAGAAGCTGCTAGACGGAGCACTAGGCGAGAAGGGATTATCTGGATTGGGGCAATGCACCGGCACAAGGGCACTCTAGAGGCTGTACATTGGGCCAGGGCGCACAAAGAGATTGTCCACTTCTATGGTGCTGGTACGGCGATACCGAGTCAAGAACAGTATGTGTGGTATCGCGGGCCCGTTGGGTACGATGATGTTCCTAAGCTAATGGCGGGTTATGAGAAGTTCCTGTATCTGCCACGTGTACTTGATGGCTTTGGAAGAACCGTGGTGGAGGCCGATGCCGCAGGATGTGAGTTAATCTTGAATGGCTTAATCGGGTCGCAATGGTATTTAGAGAATGACCCTGCTGCCCTGGAGAACAGCGCAGGGCGATTTTGGGAAATTGTAAAGGAGAATATGTGATGGCTAACCCTATTGGGGGCAAAGAAAGCCCTTCAGAAGAAATGGCCCCGCTCGCCGCCGAGTTCCAGAAGTGGGCCGAAAGGCATGCCGAGAACATTGTTGGCGCCTTCAAGTTCAGCGAAGACCTGTACGACCTTTCAGGGACATTGAATGGGGCAGTTTGGGCAATCTTCCTAGCGTGCGATGGGCATGACGATCCAAGCAAGCGCGACATGTCTGCGAAAGGATTCTACCAATGGCTCGACGAGATGGAAGCCCGCGCGAAAAACTAATCAGTTGCAGTTGCGGTTCGCCAGAACACCAGTTTATCCTGACCTATTGGCCCGGTTATGGCGGTGATGAAGACGAGTTGTACATGGAACCGCATTTGATAACGTGGGAGAATATCTTCCGTCGTTTATGGACGGCCATACGTTACGTGTTCGGTTATCGTTGTAAATATGGACATTGGGACTGTGTTCTCATTAGCAAGGATAAGGCGCAGGAGATGCGCGGGTTTTTAGATGAGTTCATTGGGGTTGTGGACGATGCGAGTGCCCCTTAATGCAGAGCGCCGCGCTGGTCGTTGGCAAGACGAACTCTTCACCCTCTTGGGTGATATTGAGGCGTGGCAGGATAATCAGGGTCGCGACGAAGACAATCCATTCCTCGATGCGGTAGATGTCGCGGCGGGCCATGTCCGAGACGCCCACCAGGCGCTGTTTTGGTGGGAAGAAGAACGCACGATAAGCGAGGATATTGAGTGGTGAGCGATAGGCGGAAAGCAGCTGCCCAGCGCTACCGCGTACCTGGAATGCATACGCAGTCACTCGTGGGCCTCATACGAGTCGGTAAGTGCCGAACCGTAGCCGAAGTGGGTGTACACAAGTGCTATAGTTCAGAAATGGTATTGTCTACGTGCGCGGAGCAACTCGATGCTTACCATCTTATTGACCCATGGCGGTCATATGCGGTTGAGGGCGCTGTGGGCGAGGACCGCGTTGGTTGTGAGATAGGGCATGTTATTGATTGGGAAGGCGATTTTCAACACGCGTTGCGGTTTGGAGCACAATACCCCGAAATAGTTCACGTATGGCGGCTGCCGTCAGTATGGGCGGCGAAGTTATTTGAGCCAGAATCGCTTGATTTGGTGTATATTGATGGCAATCACTCGTATCGGTCAGTAAAGGACGACATTAGGGCGTGGTTGCCCATTGTACGGACGGGAGGCATCTTGGCGGGCCATGACTACGAGCCACAGTATCTTGGCGTAATACGGGCGGTAGACGAATTGCTTGAAGACGTATGGTTTTTGCCTGATACAGTATGGTACGTAAGGAAATGATAACCATCATCATCCCCACGTTGCGCCCTGATGTTGCAGCAGCAACTGGGCGGGCTGCCTTAGCCAATGCTGGGTGTGAGGCCAAGCTAGATATTGTCCATGATGTAGACGGGGATGGATTTACCAAGACTGTCAATAAGGGGCTGCGTCGGCTTGATACCGATTATGTGTGTTTGCTCAACGACGACGCTGTTCCAATAACGGACAACTGGCTTGTACTGCTCAGGGAGGCCATAGATAGCAAGCCTGAATACGGCTTCGCTGGGCCTAGTGGCAGGTGTCGGGGTGAGATACAATCTTCTGGCTGGCCGGGGATGCCGTTTGGTCACAGGCGCGTATTTCTATTGTCTTTCTTCTGTACGCTCATAAAGAGCGAAGTCTTCGCCGATGTGGGGCTGCTTGACCCCGACTTTGTCCATTACGGTTCAGACAATTGGCTTACTCTTCAGGCATACAAGAAGGGATGGCGAAGCGTTCTGGCGCAACACGTATTTGTCGAGCATGCGGTGGGGGCAACGATAAGCGATTGGAAGCTGCAAGATAGCGCGACGTTGAGGTTCAAGGTGCTAGAGGGGATGCTGTGAAGACCGTCGTATATACAGCCATATTCGGCAATTACGACTTTCTCATCCCCAACAAAACAGCCCATGCTCACCACGTCTGTTTCACTGATGCTAACGTAAACTCCCGTGGTTGGGACATACGCATTGTAGAGAGAAAGCATAAAGACCCGCGACGCGAGGCGCGCATGTACAAGGCATTGCCCCACAGATGGTTCCCCAATACCGACACAACTATTTGGCACGACGGCGACATAGGGCTAAAGGTATTGCCCGACGAGGTAGCGTGCTTCTTGGACGGACATGACATGGCAGCGTTCAAACATCCGTGGCATAAAGATATTCGCGAGGAAGCTAAGGCAATAGTGACTGCGGGGCGTGGCAGCATCGATGCAGTCTATGGACAGCTTGCCGCCTATTTGAAAGAGGGGTACGCAGGGCCAATGTTTGCTACTGGAGTACTTGTCCGCCGCAACACCGATACTATAGCAACTTTCAACGAGGCGTGGTGGACCGAGATGCTACACTACACGCTCAGAGACCAACTCAGTTTTCCCTACTGCTTATGGAAGATGGACATGAAGTGTGGGATTATTCCTGCCAACTTGTGGCCCGGGCTTGCGCCTGATATGTTCTGGCGGTCTGAGCACCGAGAGGAGATGTTCCGTGCTAAATGAAGATATTGCGACAGAGCAATTTACAGTTGGAGAAGTGCGGCAGAAGAAGAGCGGACAACTGTTTGTCTGGAACGGTGACGGGTGGCAATCCTTGGCTGGCGCTGCTCTCACCTGGAAGGAGGGCGACGGCCCCGTCAATTTGCCGCTTGTCCCTGAAGGCCCGCGTTGTCAGCCAGTGATACTCCCATGAATGAATATGTTGCGACAGAGCAATTCACAAATTGGGAAATACGCCAAACGGAGAGTGGCGAGTATGCTGTCTGGATCGCTGCCCACGGGACATGGCAATCTCTGATGGGCTGCTTTGTAGCCTCTAGGGACGAGGATGGCAACCTTGGCCCGCCACGGAGGGATTTGCCCCGTGTGCCCGATGGCGCTCGCGTTGTTAGGCTGTGATGTTTCAATGATGTTACAATTCATCGCAAGATGTCTGTAACTTCTGAGGTATCGTAACAATGGTATTGGAGGGGACATGGGCACTGACAACATGGTTCTAATAACATTTGGCTTCGTTGACAGGCTGCGCTTTGCAATCAATCGCTACCTGGTTATGCTAGAGGATTCCGAAGAAAACCTTTGCGGAAGTTGCTACGAACTTACAGAGGGAAGGCTTCGGGGCTTTGTGGCTTGGTGCGCCAGAGAAGAGGTGCAAGAGATGTCGGGAATTGTCACATGAACACATTATCCCTATACGGCGACGTAAAAGCCATCACAGCAGAATTCGACGAACCGATGGCGCCAGAATGTGCCAAGAAGGGCCGCGGCGGGCACTGTCAGCCAGATAGATTGCGCTGGGTCGCTGAGTTATGCGCTGGGCAATTCCCTGGCGACTTCGTAGAAATTGGCGCGAAGACCGGCGTAACAACCTGCATACTAGCTGAGGTAGCGCAAAAGTATGGTCGTCGCGTTGTCGTCGTAGACCCCTGGGGGCCTGGTTCGCCAGAATGCGAGGGATGGGAGTACGACGCGTTCCTAGAGAACACGGCGGAGTACGCAGACATTATAGACATCTTCCGCACTGCGTCAACGAACAAAGATACCGTGGCGGCATTGAAAGCACGCCCGCTGTGCTTCGCATTCGTAGATGGCCTGCACCGTTATGATGTGTGCTACACGGACATTATGAATGTGGCGCATACAAAGGGCGTCATTGTCGTAGACGACATCTACTGGAAGGTCAATCTGGGCCGAGCATTCTTTGATGCGGCCTGGGCCGCATGGCGTTTCCCGGTCTATCGCAATATGCCACCAATGCGAGAGGGCTATCTGCTGCCTGCTGGGCCTAAGCCTGTCTATGTCAATGCCGTAGAGGTGTTAGACAGGCTGTGTGATTGTATAGACAGCGGGCGACCATTGTCGGTAATTAGGATAAACGATGGTGGAGCACGCTTGCTGGCCTGGCCGGAGTTTACCGAAAGGCGGACGCCGCTATTCCGGTCATTGGACTATTGGTTTGGGCCGCAACAGTTTAGCTGGGGCGACTTAACCAACATGGCAAACAACCTTCGCCAAGCAGCAAGGCAGGCCGATATCATTGGCGTACCAGACGAGGAGCACAGACGCAGACCTGGGGACTGGGACAAAGTAGAACTCTACCTAAAGGCATACAATCTCGTTGCGCCCGGGGGCAAGCTGGCCAATGGCGATTTGCACATTGAGTTTTATCAACAACGCCTCTTTCAACCATTGCTGAAAGGCCGAGAGAGCATTAGTATCATCGGTTGCCGCGGTATAGGGCGCCAACTGCAAGCAGAGTATGGTATTGGCTCTGTGCGATGGTATCCTGTTCCGGTAGAGGCACAGACAATGCGCGAGCGGCGGGCCAACTACCATTGGCCTACAAGATACCATGAGCTAATGGACGAAATCAAAGTGCCATATCCTGGGCATCTTTTCCTCATAGGCGCGGGGCCCCTGGGGAAGATGTATGCAGCGCGGGTAAAAGAGAGGGGCGGGGTTGCGTTTGACATAGGTAGCATTTTCGATGTTTGGGCGGGCGTGCGGAGCCGTTCGTATATGGATGAATTGTGAGGGTCCTTGTACTCACCTGTGACCACTATTTGCACGCCTTGCAGCCCTTCGCGTATTTGTTTAATAGATACTGGAGTCCAGTGCAGCGGGTCGTAGTTGGCGGTTTCAAGCACCCCGACTTCATGCTGCCGCCGAACTTTAGCTTCGTATCCTTGGGCGACATGGCTGACTATCCGATTGACAAGTGGTCGGACGCATTCATCAAGTTCCTGGGGATGGTGTCCGAAGAAGTATTCGTCTTCATGCTTGAAGACTACTGGCTAGTACGACCGGTAGATGATGCGGCAATTAGAATCCTGTATAACTACATGCACCAACACAGGGGCGTTCTAAAGATTGATCTATGCACCGACCGCCTCTATGCCCCGAATATGTCAGAGCATGGCTGGACTGATCGGCTGGATCTCGTAAAGTCAGACCCAGCATCACCGTACCACATGAGCTTGCTAACGGGCTTGTGGAGAAAGGAACTGCTATTGAAGCATCTCATTCCGGGCGAATCGCCTTGGGACGTTGAGATCAGAGGCACTCGCCGCCTATCAAGAGATGCCGACGATATAGTCCTTGGCACTCGGCAATGGCCTGTTCGACACTCAGTTGTGTACAGGCGCGGCAATAATAGCATCGCAGACGTATCTGGGTTGCTGACAGAAGATGTTGAGGAAATGAGGGGGCGCGGCTATCGGCTATGACCCTGTCGCGAGCTGATGTCTTAACGCTAGAGAGGGCTTGTCTCTTCATTGGTTGCGCGCGCTGGATGTATAACGTTCTTGGCCCAGAGATGTGCGGGGACGCCCATGCGACATATGCTGCCATGACAGAATTGCTGGCGCGACAGGGGCGGCCTGTTGGGCAACCCATTGCGTGCAAGTTTGTACCGGGGGTAGAAGCCCCCGCGCTGAGTTGTTGAGACTAACGAAAAGAACGCCGTGAGCGTTGAGGAGGGTTAGATGTCGGTATCAGTTCAGGGTTACGACGAATTTCGCGACAGTGGTCGGCAGTACTACGGGACAAATGCGTGGGAGGCGTGGCCTCTTGGTGAAGTAACAACAGCAGTAACGCCAGAAGACAGGATAGCTAGCGCGTTGGAACGCATTGCTACGGCCCTAGAACGCTTAGCGCCGCTAGAACGTTTAGCGCCAGGCGACAACCATATGGGCCTGTTGGACGACTCCAGCTGTTGGGTTATGGACTGCAACCAATGAAGCTCGCCTGGGGCAGTCTAATGACGAGCCAAGCAGGTGGCTACGGGCGCGTGGGAATGATGCTCGCGCATTCTCTGGAAAAGTACGTTGACGACATCTCGCTGTGTGACAGGTTTTCGCTGGACCACGACTGGCGTGTGGTCGTAGCTGTGCCTTATGCGTGGCTCACCGGGCCTCGCTACAACCCAGATTTAATCTGGCACACAATGGTAGAGTGCCGACCGTTGCCAAAAGCGCTTCTGCCGCTATACAGACTGGCCCGTCACATCTGGGTTCCTAGCGAGTTTGTACGTGACGTAATGCTAGAAGCAGATAAACACTTGCCTATCTTGGTAAGCGGATACGGCTTCGAGCCCAACCGATACCCGTTCATTGACAGGGAAGACCCTGAACGACCCGCCAGGCGTGGTGATAGACCATACAGGTTCTTTGCCTGGACTGACGGCCTACCCTCGCGCAAGGGGCCAGTAGACGTCATGCGGGCATTTGACAAACTGAACCTGCCCGATTGTGAATTGGTCGTAAAGATGTCACAGGACGGCGTGCCATACAAGACCAAGAATGACAAGATCAAGTTCTTGCAGGGCAACTTGTCCTGGTACGAGCTGGTCCAAGCCATGGCCATGTGCGATACGATGGTATATCCTTCTCGCGGTGAGGGCTTTGGGCTAATGCCCCTAGAGGCAATGGCAACAGGTTTGTGTGTAATCGCCCCTAAAGCTAGTGGTATGGCTGAGTTTGTCCGAGAAGAACATAACTTGGTGATACCCATTGTAGGACAAGAACGCGTCGTTACGTCTAGCGCGTCTTATGAGTGTGACCAATTTGGCCATACGCCGGACAAAGACGTTATGACAGATATGATGCAGTGGTGTTATGATAATCAGCACGAGGCTTATCTCATAGGCCAACGCGCTTCTGAGTATGTCTACGACAACTGGACGTGGGAACATGCTGCACATCGTGCAGCCAAGATGCTGCGCAAGTTAGGAACGTGGAGGGATTAGGATATGGCTAAAATTCACCTGCCTAAGTACATGACAGTTCAGCAAGCAGGCAGCAATGTATTGGTGCGCATAAATACGCGGCATCCATCATTTCTATCCCTGTGGTTCAGAGAGGCTGTGCGACAAAGCAGGGCCTTGCGCCTTGCCATTGCTGTGGGACGCCTTAAAGTTTCATTGCCTGCATGGCCCGTTGCATTGCCGCTTATATTAAAACATATCTGGCGACTTGCCAGGGGGGACAAACTTGAGAAAGCCATATAATCGTCTTCCACATGGGTGTTGGTCGTTACGTGTAGGTCTTTTGTGGTTCATGTACCACCCACCGGCGGGCGGTCTTGTCCATTGGGAGTTTGGGACTGTGTGGCGGGGCCACGTGGTTTGGACATGCGACTGGCTGATATACCTGCCTGAGTTGCTAAAGGAACTTGGTCTGCGGTGGCCCATATCCCAGTTTACCGCCCACAAGTTTGAGAATCGGCGCAGGGGAACTGCATGATTATAGTAGGAATATATTGACAATGGTCTCATCTAATTATTCTGAGGAACAAGAATGAGCAAGCAAACGGCATCCGCAGACGGAGAAGAACTTACAAGAGCACCAGCGTATACCAGTACTAACCGGGCGATGAGGAGCTTAGCCGCAGTCCTCGCGGGGTTAGCGCGGGCCTTGCGCGGACCATTCCCGCCCATTCTTGAGGAGCGGAGATGCAAGAACCCCGACTACAGGGGGGGCGTGTGCCGTAAGTTGCTATGCCGTGCCGAATCAGAGGCTTGCCTAGAAGTAAAGTGTCCGCGTTGCGGGCATATGAATGACTTTCCGTAGCGTGTAACGTAAAGGTCGTTATGCGACCTTTGCTCAACACAAAACAGGAGAGATGACTACAGCGCCTCCGAGCGCGAACGAGCTACGCGAGAGCCCAGAATCAAGAATGCGAGATTAAGGCTCGCGACGGAGGTATAAAATGACAATGGGAGCGAATACGGCTGGCAATATGATGCTGGCCTCGGGTGCAACAGTAACGGTTGCCACCGTGGATATTGGAGCAATGACGGGCGAGACTGTCTTCACGGTTGACGTGGAGCGCTATCACCCAGATTTGCACGGAGCATGGGGAGACATCAACGGTACGGGCTTCGTAATTGGTGCTGTGGCGCGCATAACCACCACGATGGCGGAGACAAGTTACTTCCAGCTTTCCGTCCTGATGGACCACCTGGGCGCGTCTTCGGATGCTAACAGTAGGTGGTATGGGTCTGGAACGCTGGGCCAACTGGCCTCTACCGATTACCAGGAGATCATCGCCACAGGTATGTCAACGTGTGGGAACAAGAGCGTAGTAATCACTATGCCCTACGCGTATGTGAGCTCGGCAGTCAATGTGACACTGAGCGATAGCGAAATAAGCGAGTACGAGGTAGAATTCACAGGAAGTTTTGACCCCGCGCACCCTGCTGTTTTGCCCTCGCGGATCACAATAGAGATTTAGAATTACAGGCTTAGAATTACCGGACGCTATTGGGGGGTGGTCTATTCCATCCTCCAATAGCCCTTCGCCAGAGCATAATCTTTGAAATCCATAAATCTTTGCCACTTACGCGGGAGGTGGGGGATACCAGACGGGTCTTCGGAGGTAGGCCCATAAAGATAGTGAAATAGACGACACGATTCTTTGCTACGATATTGGAGCACCGCGCAATTCTTGGCTTCGGGCCTGTGCTTGAGATTTTTGGCCCGGACTCCCGTGGCGGCAGACAGCCTTGAAGATAGTTCACCTAAGAATTCGGGCGTTCCTACAAAGTTCATAAGGAGACCGCGGTATCGCGGATAGTCTTTTCCTTTTACCCGTTGCCCTTTGATAATACATACTGTCCCGTCGCCATCGAGATACCCCCTTGCGAAATGCCCAAGCACGTGATTGGGAACAGGGGGAAAGCGCAAAACGGAAGATTTGCGAGGGACAAGCCCCAATTGGATTAGCCGCGCGACGAGGGGTTTGGAATGTACATCGCAACGGTATAGCGGGGTTCCTGTTGCAGTTTTGTGCTCATAGAGAGGCTTGGTCGGGGCGAGAAGTTCCCGAACAATCTCTGGTAGAATCCTGTCTATGTTTGAAATAGTAATGTAACTGCCTTGGCGGCCCCGAGTATCACGTATGCAGCCGTCAGCAGCCAACAATCCCAGCACATAACTGGAAAATGGTGTCCACTCATTTAGCGCATTATCATTGACTGGGTATTTCCGCCGCTGGTCAGGCGTAAGATTCTTATTCCAAACCATATCGCGGCAACGACGCGAGCAGTATTGCTGGTGGCTTCTTGAGGGAATAACACTGAAGTTTTTACCGCAGTGTTTACATACCAATTGGACACGTCGTCTCATAGATTCGTTGTGGCATTTCTTGGAACAATGCCTGCGGCCCTTTCTGGCAACAGACGGCTTAACAAGGTATCTCTTGCCACATTGTTGACAAATCAATTCAACGGCCATCATCTTTCCCGGTTTCGTCGGGATACACACGTCGCCTGTCAGTGAATAGCCACAGCGCGTATACCATCTCGCCGTTGAGAGAACGCACATCGCGTTTGGCGAGCGCCTTTATCTGCCGATGCAATTCGGGCGGAAGCCGTAGTGAGAAACCAACGTAGTCTTTCATAGTTAATCCTCCTCGATATTGTAGTAGTAGCATTTTACCACAAAACGAGGAAAGAGTCAAATAAAGCAACGCACAAAACGGAGGAAAAGTGACTGACAACAAGAGAATCCTGTCGCTCGATGAGCTACTTCCCGCCCCAGCGTCGGTGATGCTTCGGGGCAAAGAATATCCCGTCATTGCCCGGTCTGTCGAGGTGGCACTACAGATTTTGCAGCGCCGCGAGCAACTGGCGGAAGAGGCGACAAAAGCTACCGAAGACAACCCTGCGCGGCTGCTTGAACTCAACATGGAAATCATCAGCATGGCTTGCCCAAGCATCAAGCCAGAACTAAAGGGGCTTACGTTGCCCATGCTAATGAAACTGGCAGAGTTTGTCGGTGGTGAACTGGGTCTGTCTGGCGAAGAGGAAGAAGGGGAGGAATCGGGGGAAGCGGAAGTGGGCTAGACGTTGCCCACCTCTTGGCTAGATACAAGCGCTTCTACAACGATCCAGACCCCGTTATCATGGCAATGCCCATGAGGCGTTTCCTGGCCTACGTCAAGCAGATACCTGCTGTGCGTGCAGAGGAAACGTTGGCGGCTGTACAGGCTGCGGCGATTCCGCACCAGGAGAAGCGTGCGCAGAAGCGGTCGTTACGGCGACTACAACGCCTCGCCAGTGGTGTCGCGCCCGCGAAGAGGAAAGCGGGTGGCTTGCCTACTGGGGCGGCTAGTCTCATAGCACTCGGAATGCCAGGGTTGGTGCAAATTGTCAAAAAGCAAGACGAATAGAGCCACGCAGATGGCCCCGCTAATAGGCGGGGTTAAATGGCTGCCTCAATAAATTTAGGTACAATAGCGCTCCATCTCATTGCCGATGTAAAAGGCTATGCCGCCGGGCTGGCCAGTGCCTCCGCGTCTGCGGAGGCTTTTGCCGCGTCCACAGTTAAGGGCATAGCATCACAGACCGCCTTCTCCGACATTATGGTACATGTCGGCACGCAGGCGGGCCTTACAGCAGAGCATTTGACGACTACGCAGGGGCTAATGCAGGCAGCGGGCATATCCGCCGAGGCTTCCGCCCAGACTGTCGGGCGCTTTGCTATGGCGGAGATGGACCTTGGCAAGGCCCTACAGCTCACTGATGTCGCGATGGCAGGCGCGGCCATATCGAGCCAAACCGCTGACCAGGCAATGGGGACGCTAACCAACAGTGTCCTCAATCTGACATCGGCGGGCCTAGACCAGTACGGGATGCTCATCGACGTCAGTGCCGTAACGGGACAATTGGGGAACGACGCCAGTACCACGGCCAAGCAGGAGGAGATGTTCAGGGCTGTCATGGAACAGGGCAACTTCGTCGTCGCCGCCCACAGCAAAGCCCTCGCAGAAGCCTCTGAACAAACCAAGACCTTCAATCAATACATAGAACAGAATACAGTATTGGTCGCCGCCGCTGCCACCGCAATGGTAGCTTACGCCGGTGTCGTAACGAAGGGCCTGGCCGAAGCTACGAAGTATGCAGCGCGCACCGAAGTCACCAACGAAGTCCTACAACTCATTGCTGAAAATGCGGGCAAGTCTGCCAAACAAGTAGACCAACTGCGCGACCGCGTCAAAGACCTCGGCACTACCACACAGGTCGCAAACCAAGCGCTCATACGCATGATACAGTATGAGCTAGACCTGTCCAAGGCCACTGAATTGGCAAATGTCGCACGGAACGCGGCAGTCATTGCCGACGAAAACACCTCTGAGACCCTCGACAAGCTCGTCTACGGTATCACCACGCTCAATACTCGACTTCTGCGTAATCGTGGCATTATGATTAACCTCAACCACGAGTATGCGCGATATGCAGAACAAGAGGGCAAGATCGTTGGTGAGTTGACCGTCCACGACCGACACCAAGCTGCGCTGAACGCCGTGCTTCGCGAGGGGGCTAAACTCGCGGGGGCATATGAACGCGCTATGGGGTTTGTTGGCAAAACCGTTACCTCGTTGCCCCGGCTACAAGAAGAATTCAACAACGCACTGGGCCAACACTTCATCCCCATAATGGAAGCGGTTGTCAATACCATCTGGAAGGTGCTAGAGGGATATACGCTGCTTGAACCCAAATGGCAAAAGATGATAGCGTTTACCCTCGCTGCTTCTACGGCACTGACGGCGCTGGCTGGCGCTCTTCTGTTAGTCAAGATTGCCATACCGGCGCTCACTACCGCAATAGGGGGCCTCGGGATAGCTATTGGGTGGCCAATCGCGATAATTGCCATCCTCTCACTAGCGATTGGCGGCTTGATAACAGTCATACAGGAGAAAGAACGCGCCATTGTCGCGGCCCAAGAGAAAGCTATTGAACTTGGCAGAACCTATGAGGCATATACCCGAATACTAGAAACTGAGGCTGTCCCTGCCACGCGGCATCTCGAAGAAGCTCTCTATGAAGCCGTCAGAGCTGAAGAGATGGCTATCGAAAAAGCCGAGGAGATGCAGGCCGCATTGCTCGCGTGGGCAAAGGCACAGGAGGTTCTAAAGCGCGGATGGCAAGGCTGGGTGCTCTTCGGCGAAACCCCGCAAGAACTTGACGAGCGAATGCGATTGTTGGCTGAGGCTGACCCCCTCTTCCGCGCGTTGGCAGTATCAACGGGGAGGTTAACCCCGCTGGTCGCTGGCCTTATGACGAAATGGGAACTATACGATGCCGCGGCGAGAAAAGCCTACGATATAACGGAGGATATGACAGGCGGGCTGGATCGCGCCACGCATTCAGCGAAGGAGTATCAAAAGAATCTAGACCTGCTCATTGAGCGCGTACCGTGGCTTAGAGATAAAGTATTTGAACTCAGCTTTACGCTTGACCACGAGCTAGGCGTCAAAGCTAGTAAGGCATGGTACAAACTAAGAGAAGACGTGGTAATAGTAAGCCAAGAAGTAATGGACACCATGGAAGAACTTGGCCTATCTACCAGGGGGTATGCTGTCGCGACGGAAGAGACCAGTCAAGAGATAGCAGAAGCCCATATAGAAATGAATAAGGTTCTAGCTGCGGCGCAAGAAGAATATAACAATATTCTCCTGGGAGCTAGAGACGAACGCCAGACGCTGGCGGATGAAGAAGCGATTGCCATTGCTGAACTACAAGTAGGATTGCAAGAGGATTTGGCGAGCTCGCTACAATCCTACGAAGAAGAACGCGGCAAGATAATCGCCTGGGGAACGAACCAAGCCACGGGCGAAGTGAGCCAAGGCGCAATAGACCGCCTGGCTATATTGGACAAGAACTACGCTGACCAAGATGTTGCACTCAAGAACTTCTGGGGCGTTAAGATTGGGCATACACAGGGTCTTTATACCATAGAACGCAACCAGCTCAGAGAACAGACCAAACAGAAGATGGCGCTCTGGATAGCTGAGCAGGATACCCGCATGGTGCTTGAGGGGGCATCGGCTACAGAACGCTATAAGTTCGTCATGGAAACGCTGAAGATCAGCATGACGGCATACAAAGACCATCTGAACGCGTTCTTGAACGACATGATGCGGGCGCTAATAGCTGGTGGCATGCCAGACAACCTTGCAGAGGCAAAGATCAGGAAGATAATAGCTTCAATTGAGGGCGCAACGGATGCAGCGCTGTCCGAGATTGACAACCTAACAGACGGCGCGCGCGAGGCCATAAACGGCGTCTGGGACGAGTTCGGTGCAGGCCAAGAAGTTGCAGACGACCTCACAGATGGCATTGACGACATGGGGCGCTCGGCACGCGAGGGCGCTACCAGTACTGCCAAACTAGCCGATCCCATCAAAGCTGCTGCTGACACGGTAAGCAAACTAGCCTCAATGGTAGAGAAGGCGTCGAAGGCGTTTGAGGAACTGGCTGAATATGCCGTGCCAATGCCCGACGTTGCTGAGGGATGGGGTCGTCTCAAAGAGCAAATTGTACTCATTGTTACAAGCGTTGGCAGTATGGTTGCCAAGCTGGGCGAGTTGGGCTTTGACAAAGATAAATATGACGCAATCAAGCAATTTGGCTCTGCTATGGGGACAGTATTCTCACTTATCAGCAATGCGATTAAGGCCTTTGTCTCCATTGGCGAATGGGAAGTTGGCGAAAGAATCATTGACAAGATAGCTTCGCTTGCCAACCGCATTGTTACAGTTGCTCGCGAGTTAAACTTTGCTGCTAAGACCATTCCTGAAGAAGCAGTCAAAAATGCCGAGGCGTTCGCCAAACGCGCAGGAACAATAATCGGTTTTATAAAATCAGCGGTAGATGGCGTGTCGGCACTTGGGCTGTGGACGGTTGGCAAGCGCATAGAGGACAAAGTACACGCGCTTGCTATGCGCATTGTTACAGTTGCCCGCGAACTAAAGAATGCCGCCACGACGATTCCAACAGAAGCGGTCAAAAACGCCCAAGAGTTTGCCTCAAGAGTGGGGGCTATAGTTAAGAGCATCAAGCCTGCGCTGGATTTGGTAATCAAATTGGGCGAATGGGAACTTGGTGTCCGTGGCGAGGGGGCCATTGCGCCACAGGCCCACGCACTTGCTATGCGTCTTACCACGGTGGCGCGCGAATTGAAGAACGCCGCCAAGACCATCCCCGCAGAAGCTGTTGAAAATGCTAAAGAGTTCGCGGAGAGATTGGAAAGCATTGTTGGCCTCCTGAAGTCAGGCATAGAGGGACTCGTGGCGCTTGGAAAGTGGATACCAGGCCCATTGATTCAGCAACAAGCCCGCGCCATGTCTATGCGCTTGACAACCGTAGCCAGGGAATTGGGTATGGCAGCGCGGCAAATAGACAAAGCGTTGCTTGCTGACGCTGTGGCTTTTGCCGAAAATCTAGACACCCTTATTGATGTAGTAAGCAAGGGCATGAAACTGCTCACTGAGATGAAAGCATGGAAGCTCGTCTACGACGTTCAAGAGCAAATGGTCGCCTTCCGCAAAGCATGGAAGCAAATCATTGAAGAGTTCGATGCTTTGCGCAAAGACACGGAATATCTACTGGACGATGAGGTGCGCAAGTTTGCCCAGACACTAGAGGCCATTGCCGAAGCCCTGGACAAAGCAATGAAGGTGTTGACGGGCCTAGAAGACTTTAGCGCCCCTGCTGATACAGCGCTTGACGCCTTTATGACCGCTGTACAAGATATGTTCCTGAAACTGTACGACTGGATAGCCGGGCGTGGCGAGTGGGAAGGCAAAGGGGCAAACCTAGAAGACGCGGTTCTGGAGATTGTAGAGGCGTTTGGGAATGCGCTTGGTAGCTTGATGAGCGGCTTGGCTGAGGCTGCTGATGTGCTTCAGGACTGGAGTGCCACATTGCCAGGGGGAGATATATGGGATGACTTTGTAGAGTGGGTACAGGAGGTCTTTGAAGAGTTCTACGATTGGCTTGAAACAGATTACACGCTAGAGGAAGTAGAACTTGTTGGCGCGTTTGCTGAAGCACTTGTAAACCTGATGAAGGGCTTGGCGGTGGCTGCAGAATTCAACTTAAGCGCCGACTGGATGCCACCACCTGAAGAAGCATGGGACAAATTGGTTGCGTGGGTCAAAGAGGTCTTCGCAGACTTTTACAGCTGGCTAGACGGGAGTGAGTGGACGAAAGACCAGATTGATTTAGTCGGCGCATTTGCAGGCGCATTGTCTAGACTAATGGAGGGACTGACTACAGTCGCGGAATTTGAATTACGCGCCGACTGGACGAAGCCGCCAGAAGACGCATGGGACAAATTGGTTGCGTGGGTCAAAGAGGTCTTCGCAGACTTTTACGGCTGGCTAGACGGGAGTGAGTGGACGAAAGACCAGATTGATTTAGTCGGCGCATTTGCAGGCGCATTGTCTTCACTCATGCAGGGCTTACAGGCCGCTGCTGACTTTGTGCTATCAGAAGACTGGGCAGCCCCCGCCGCTGATGTGTGGGATCCATTCTACAAGTGGGTTATATTGCTCTTCGGCAAAGTCCTGGGGTACTTAACGGGCCAGGGCTGGACAGAGGAACAACTCAATTTGGTCGGCACATTTGGTGACGCGCTATCTTCGCTCATACAGGGATTACAGGCCGCTGCTGATTTCACGCTGGCAGAAGATTGGACAGCGCCCGCCGCCGATATATGGGACCCGTTCTACAAGTGGGTCTGGTTACTTCTCGGCAAAATCAAGGGCTGGTTAGAGATTAGGGGCTGGGATGCAACAGAGTTTGCCCTAGTCGAAGCATGGGGCAATGCGCTGTCTTCGCTCGTACAGGGCTTGCAGGCTGCTGCCGACTTTACACTGGCCGCAGGTTGGGTAGCCCCTGGCGATGAAGTCTGGTCTGAGTTCTTCAATTGGGTCACTTTTGTCTTCAACTCATTTTATTTTTGGCTTGCGGGAACTGAATGGACAGATAAAGAGATGGCCCTGGTCGGCGCGTTTGGTGACGCACTATCCGCGCTTGTGCAAGGCATACAAGCCGCCGCCGAGTTCGCGCTGTCCGAAGATTGGGCGGCACCCAGCGATACCATCTGGTCCTCATTCTTTACCTGGGTTACGGACATATTCGACATTGTCTACCTGTGGGTCACAGAAGAACACGTAACAGACGATGGGCAACACGTCTATACGAAGGATGGGCTAGACCTCGTCAATGCCTGGGGTAGTGCCCTGGGCAGCATCATGTCTGGCCTGAGCGGGGCGCTCTCGCTTGCCGCCGATGTTGCTACCTTTGTAGACCCCGACAAGGCATGGACCGAATTTACAACGTGGGCCACGGGTGTATTTGACAAACTCTATACCCACATTACGACAACCTATCCGCAGACCGAGGAAGAAGCCAGCCAGTTTGACTCTGTAATAGCGTGGGGCACTGCGCTAAGCGCCATCTTTGGCGGGCTGTCCGCGGCAATGGACATATTCAAAAACTTGGGCTACTACGCCAGCCCACTTGATACCTTCGTAGACGACTTCATAGAAGACGTAGAAGACATCTTCAACCATTTCTACCAGTGGCTCACGGGCACGGGCGAATACGTAGGTGCGGGCGCCAACTTCTCGGCAGAGGGATTACTGCTCACTACGTCTTTTGGCACCACGCTAGGGGCACTGATGACTGGCCTCAACGAAGCCCTTTTGCTGGTAAGTGGTATTGGCGGCCTGTTTAGCCCAACCGATGGGAAGATCAGGTTCTTCATACGCCAAGTCAATCTCATATTTGGCGATATGCATACGTTTGCCCAAGGGCTTGACGCAAAAGAAGTCACCATTACCGATACATTCAGTGGTGTGATGACCAACCTATTCACGGCACTGTCGGCAGGACTGACCGTCATTGGCAAGCTGGCTGATGCCACGTTACCAGAGTTTGAGGGCGACACACCCCCTATATGGTTCGAGAAGAAGGTCAGCCACTTCACAGACGCCATTGGCTTCATTATCACGACAATGAACAACTGGATTGTCGATGACCTCGGCCCTGATACTGTAAACACAGTGACATGGTTTACTGAGAAGATCGGGACCATGGTAACGGGGCTTACCGCCGCGCTGGGTTTTTTGACGGCACTAACAGACGCCGACTTGCCATCTACCGAGACGCTCGACGAATATCTTGATCTCATCTTGCAATTGTTCCAGGCGCTTGCAGACGGGTTGGGAGATGCGGACACAGATATAGATACTGCTGTAACGGATGTGGGCATCGCTATTGGCGGAGGTTTAACTGCTCTTCCCGCTACGAAGGGATGGACAGATGCTGGGGCCGGCTACGGCATTGCTTTGGCGGGGGGGCTATCAGGCTCAGCGACTACTGTCTCAACAGCAGTTGGTGTCGTTAACACTAAATTAACAGTGCCGCATACAGGTGGGGGTGTCCTGGTAGACCATTACGATTGGAAATACCGAGGGGCACGATATACTGATAATCTGGCCCTTGGCATAGGCCAATATCTCGGAAACGTTACAACAGCAGTGAGCGATACTAAAACAGAGGTGCAGCCATCAAAGACGGTGGCGTGGAATGAGTGGTATACTTGGGGTTTTGCGCTGGCCTCTGCCATGGCTGGCGGATTGAAGTTTGGCGCTGTAGATTATTACCAAGGCATTGCGGCTATGATGAGCAACTTTGTAATACCAGCAGTAAGCGTCTCAAACTTGCCTGCCACTAGCACCTGGTGGGACCCTGGTTATAACTACATGGACAAACTGGCAAGTGGACTAGCAGCGGGGCTTGGGCTAGTCGAGGCGCAGATTGCAGCCCTAGCAGGACTGTTCCCCTCATCGCCTGCCGAGTGGGGGCCATTCTCTGAGCTGCCCGACGAAAAGTGGGTTGAAGATTACATGGCCAATACTACAGCAGCATTCAACCACGGCATAGCGGGGCTGGGCAGATTACCCGGCTTTGGCCTGCCGCCCACGTTGGGCATTGGAGAGAGTGAGGCGCTGGGGGGGATGGCATCTGTCCCCAACGTTACCATCAACCTCAACGGGACGACCATCAGGGATGACAGAGATGTTTCGCTTCTCGCGCAGGAGCTGTGGCGCGAAATACGACGGACGACAGGTATTTCGTAGCATGATAACAGGGGTTTGTCAATGACCGTGCTTGACAGTGCGCACGTTTTTGGAATCAGCGTTGGCGGGAATGACGTTTCTTCATATCTCGTCCACGACTCATTAAAGATGACGAGTGCCCTAACACATGAAATCGACGTCGCGGATTTCGTCCTAGAGGACGCTGACGGCACGATGCCACGGGTAGACTTGTGGCAGGAAGTGGTCGTGGTCGACGAGGGCGCAACACGCGCGTTTGCTGGATACTGCACGCGCCTGAAACGCCAAGCCGCTAAAAGCATCTCGCAGCAACGAGCAACACTATACTGCCAGGACTATGGGGTACTCTTAAAGACGGTAGTGGTTGACTCGGACTACACCGACCAGACTGACGAGGCCGTACTAGACGATTTATTCACTACCTATCTGGGCGAGATCACAACCGTCAATGTCACGGCAAGCGTAGGCGTACACTCATTCGTATTCGACAACATCACGCTGTACGATGCAGTACAGCAAATAGCAAAACGCACTCGGAGCCAGTGGCGCGTTGACTACTCAAAGGACCTGCATTACTGGCAGGGCACGACACCTGATTCGGCAGCGTATGAGATAGACACCGATGCTCCTGACTGGGCTACGTCGTATCTGCCACAAGAAGACACGCTGAGCATCGAAGACGATGGAGAGGGCTTGGTTAATCGCGTCATCGTCCGTGGCGGTCAAGGTGATTCAGCTATACAGACAGACACCTTCAGCGGCGACGGTGCAGAGGCAGAGTTCTTCCTGAGCAATCCGGGCGTTGGCAGTATCGTAAACATCACTGTAGGTGGCGCACACCAGACATGGGCTACAGACTTCGTTATCTACACATTCACTGATGTAGACGTATTGGTCAACTACCATCGCGGTAGAGTCCGGTGGGATGCTGCTGACCCTCCTGCCGTTGGTGTCAATAACATCGTCGTCAAGTACACTTATCGGCAACCCGTTGCTGTCACACGCAATGCTGTTAACAGCCAGACATACTACGGGCGAGTAATAACACGCGTCGTAGTCAATCGCGATATTAGCACGGTAGAGGAAGCCGAGGCTTACGGCGATGCGTATCTATCTGAACATTCCATACGCAGGCGCACTGGCAGGGTCAACGTAGAACGCTACGGCCTGGGTTCTGGCGAGGCGTTGGGGATAACATGCACAGCTATAGGGCTAGACGCAGACAGGGGCGCTGGCGTTGGCGGATGTGGATATGGAGGATGTGGCGGCGATACTTATGTAACACAGACAGTCACTACACGCCCCAGCAGGCGGGGGGTAGAACATTCTGTTACGTTTGCTGAGTTCCAACCAAGCCTCGGTGAGTTATTGCGAGACATGACCCGCGGCGATGCGGGAACAGGGGGAATATCGGGCGGCGCAGGGTGGCATGACAACGCCGTCGTAGGACTACCCCCTGGCGGAAATGTGGGCGTAGAGGAAGCCAGTGCAATATATGGTGGCACGCTCATAGTAGCAGCAGACTTGCCAAGCGGGTTTAGCTGGAATCCGTCCTATGGAAGCGCCACGGGGGTTATTCTGGGGCTGGATACTACCAAGACTCCACCAGCAGGTAAACTTATCATAGTCCAGGGTGGCCTGGAGATGGCCGCGATGGGCGACCTCAATGGGCACTACGGCTATACAGGGTCTACGTTTGGTGTAGGTTTAGGACAGTACAGCGTAGATGACTATATGACCATTGACTCCACGAATGGCATACGCTTCCTGGACAGCGGCGATGTCGTGCGCGGCCAATTTATAGGCAGTGTCGTTTACCTTGGAGACCAATCTGATAAATACATAAAGTTGTCTGCTACCAACATCGAAATGTTTGACGGGGCCACCAAAATTATGGAGGTTGGTGGGGCAAGCAGCAATGCTCTTATAGGAGCTGATGCCGGAGACAATCTTAGCACAGGGACGTATAACACGCTATTCGGGACTGATGCGGGTTATAACATTACGACTGGCGATTACAATGTCAGCGTCGGTTATCAAGCTATATATGGCGATGCGGGGGGGATGGCCGGCGATGGGAACGTAGGGCTGGGCTATCAGGCCCTCTACGCAGTGACAACGGGCCATCAAAACATAGCCGCGGGGACCAACGCTGGTTACTCCTTGACAACGGGCCTGCAGAATGTCCTAATGGGGTTCAAGGCGGGCTACTATCTAACGACAGCAGACTCCTGCGTCGCCCTGGGCGTGTCCGCATTGTACGGCGATGCAGGCGGCATGACTGGAGATAACAACGTTGCAGTGGGCTTTCACGCCCTGGACTCGGTAAGCTCTGGAACCTACAATATCGGGATTGGGGCTAATAGTCTGGGCGCAGTTACCACGGGGGGTTTCAACATCGGCGTCGGTGATAGTGCCCTCTCTAGGGTGGTAGCGGGCCATCTCAACACGGCAGTTGGTTACTGGGCAGGACGCTACACCACTGGCCAAAGCAACGCGCTCTTTGGGGCCTATGCGGGTACAGGCGCGGCTGGACTGACCACAGCGGGCAATCTGGTGGCAGTCGGCCGTTATGCATTGTATGCAGTGACTACTGGCACCGGCAATACTGCTGTCGGGCATATAAGTGGCTGGAAGATAACTGAGGGAACGGAGAACACGCTGCTTGGCGCGGGAACTGGCCTTGAGATAACTACCGGAGACAACAACATACTAATTGGTAGCCTCACTGGCGCTGTCACTTTGGCTACTGGCTCATCGAATATCCTCATCGGCGACAGCTTAGACACACCAGCAGCAGATACCTCCAATTACCTCAACATTGGGGATTTACTGTATGGCAACACGAGTACTGGCAAGCTCGGCATCGGGGCTGCCGGTCCTAACAGCCTTACGGAATGGAACATGACTACCGAGAACTTGGAATTCGTAGACGCTGGATCAGCAGCGGCCACGGAACAAGATTGGATTGAAGTAGAAGTTGGTGGGAATACCGGATATATTCGAGTATTTGCTGCGAAATGAGGATATAAGATGACTACACCAAAATCATGGACGGCACACGACCTGGGGCTTGGCAAGCTCACAATCATGCGCAGGAGCAATGATTTGCAGATAGAGAGACGCTACGTATTCCTTGACGAACTTGGCAACGAGCTCGTCGGGGTAGCGGGTAGCCGTGTCGTTGAGACCGTTGCTATTCCCGACATACCTAACGATATTGTACAGGCGCTATTAGAAATAGACAACTGGACTAAGCAGAAAGCGCTTGAGCAAGAGGGAATGGCATAATCTCAGCCTCCTGGCGGGAAACTTTGGTTGGGGTATAGAGGGATTGGGCAGGATGAATGCTTCAGTTCAACACAAGTGGCATATACGCCCACTGGTATTCGGGCCAATGGAATATGCAGAGAAGCCCGCGCCAGCCAAAGCAGAACGTGCGCGTGCATTTGCCATCAATGCACCGGTCAAAGTGGAATCTCTGTTCTTGCCATTCATCGGAAACTTTATATTCCACATAGGTTTGGCGCAACTCTGTCCCCATGACTATCGCGCAGTCGTAATTGGGCGGGCAGAGCACGTGGATGTTCACGGCTGCGGATCGGGACGGCCAAGCATAGGTATAGCCCCAGCCGTCAACGGGGCACATTGTAGCAAGTGCTAGAAATGCGATGGTAACTATTACAATGAGGGGCGGCAAGTTCATAACGACATTATCTCCTGTGCAGTTTTCGGCACTTCATCTTTCACGGCTTTATTATAGCACAACACTCAATGCTTGTCAAATCGGGCATGTCACTTAAGTAGGGGGACAAATTATGGCCTCAGTACCTACCGCCAATTATAACTGGGACAAACCTTCGGGGGGTGACCTCGATTGGCATACGACTTGGAATGACGATTGGGACGCCTTAGACACCGGCCTCTTCGTCGAGCACAACGCCGATTACACACACAAGGCCATCACCGCCAATGCTCTTAGTATATTGCTAAACACTACAGGCATAGACATTGGGGCGGCGGGAGACGCTGATGCGGATCTGATTACAGTCAATGTAGCGGGTGCGCCACTATTGAAATGGGACGAGAGCGAAGACGCGTTCAGTGTCAGCAAGAACATACGTCTTCCGGCCCTACCAACCCATGCCAGTGATGCGGTTACGAAAGACTACGTTGACCAGTATTCCGAATGGCAGGGGCTGAGTTGGAACGAGAGCACCGATGCTTACACGAGACGAGGGTCGCTGGCTGGATTGGCATTGGCTAGTTCGCCAGGCGATGGAGTATTGCCTATTCAGGCGGCCATGCGTCGCTGTGTGATTAGCGATGCCGGTGTCGTGCAGTACTACCTCAATGCGACAGACTCGACGCTGAAAGAGAATGGCGCGGCGTCAGACCTAACCGGCACGGATGGTCAAGTAATGGTGGAGATACCCAAGTTCTATTACAAGTACAGTTGGGTTGCCAACGTACATACTTGGGACATCTCTTACCACGAAAGACCGGGCTACGTGGTACATCCAGCATTCACCAAGAACGGCGCAGAAGTGGACTTTCGTTACGTCGGTGCATATGAGGGTGTGCTATATGACACGTCCGAAAGTAAATATGTAAATGGGCTTTACTTGGTTTCCAGCGCCGTTTACACGATTTCCTTTGCAGACAACGGGGTGGCTGACGATACGATTACATCCGATGCCAACACTCACGCGTTCAGCAACTTGGTGGCCACAGTTGACAAAATAGTGGTTAGTGGTAGCACGGTGAACGATGGCACGTATGATATTAAGAGTGTGACCGATACAGTCATTACCCTACAAACTGGCTCACTGGCGGGAACACAGGCAAATGACCAGTGTGTAATCCAGGTTCAACGGGATTGGACGGCAACTACCGGAGATGTGTTGGGTTCCGTTTCGGGCAAAGCCCCCATGAACTACGGCACGCGAGCTAATTTTCGTGCTGTTGCTGACACCCGCGGCACGGGGTGGCGACAGTTCGACTTCTATCTAGCTTCAGCCATTCAACTACTGTACCTCGTGGAGTATGCTGACTTCTACTCGCAGAGCATGATTGGCAACGGGTTGACAGACTGGGTTAGTGCTTCTTGGGCCGCGTGGAGCAATTACAATCCGATTGAGACGACGGGGAACAGCAATTCAGATGGAAACGTGACGGCCAATACGAGTGGTGGTGACGCCACTGTTGGCTCGTACATGAGCTACCGCGGCATCGAGAACTGGTATGGGCATATTTGGAAGTTCGTTGACGGATTCAACATCAACAACAATATCCCGTATTTCTGTAACACCGACACGGATTTCGCTGACGATACTGCTGCAAACTACGACGCCCCTGGCGTGACGCTCCACAACGTCAATGGCTATCAGGGCGCGTTAGAGCAAATCAGCGAAGGCTTCTTGCCAGCAGGCGTGACTGGGACTTCGACGACCAAAATTACCGACTATTACTACCAAGCTGCTGCTTGGCGGGTGGCCCTGTTGGGCGGGGTTGCGCATGATGGCGCGGCTGCTGGCGGGTTCTGTTGGGCTCTGCATACTGCTGCTGCGTATGTGTCCGCGCACTTCGGCGGCCGGTTAGCTATGTAGGAGGCAATGGAATGATGAAAGACATCGCTGGATATGAAGGACGGTATGCTGTTACAAACGATGGGCAAATCTGGTCATATCCAAAACCATGCAGTTCCCGTGAGGGCAAGTGACTGAACAATTTAGGGAGGCAGCATAATGAAAGCAATGAGTGATACATACCCTGATACACTTGCCGCATCGCGTGGCAAGACACTATACCGATACAACATCCGCGAAGTAGAAGTCACCGACGGCGGCAAAACCCGAACGGCGTATGAATACGACGAAGCATGGATCACCGGCAACGTTACCAAAGCGAAAGTCCTCGCTGCCATGCGTGCTGCCGAGGCCGAGCAGGACACCAGCGACATCGGTGAAGCCGCATCGCAGTATCAGGACGCCAAGAGCGCAATCAGCTTGTCGAACCTATCACAGCTTACTTACGCCGAACTTGATACTTATATCCAGACTCGCGTGACTGACATGGCGTCTGCCAAGGAGTTTCTGAAGAAACTCGCGAGGGTTGTGCTGGCGTTGCTGAAAGAGTGAGGCTTGTAGGCTGATGACAATCTTGTGGCTTGACAGGCCCACAAGTTTATGGTAAACTGTCGCGAGAAAGTACGCAAATACAATTTGATAGGAGAATAACATGAATGAGCTGCAGGCACTTCAGATCCTAGACAGCATCGCTGCACGGACGCAGATGAACCGCGAGGCGCATGACGCGGCGGGGCAGGCTACACAAGTATTGGCGCGGGCGTTACAAGAGCTGGCCGAATTGCGACGCCAGAAAGAAGCGCCGCAAGAGGAAGCACAGTGAAGCGCCGCATCTGGCCGGCTATCGTAGCTATATTCTTGCTGGCAGCCTGCAATATAGCCCCGCTCAATGATACGCCCGCGGTCAGTGGCATAGGCGCATGTCACTGGATTCCGGGCAAATTACCCACCAGTGTGGATTGGGGCTATGAGACGTGTATGAACAAAGGCGTTTTTTGGCGTGAGCTCGAACCCGAACCTGGTCGCTATGACCTCAGCGGAATAGACAATCTCCTCGATAGTCATCCAGACGTACAAGTATGGTTGTCCATTCAAACCGAGGGGGCAGACCTATACGACGTACCCAAAGCGCCCAGTTGGCTCGTAGACATGGGGGCGGTATGGCATACGGGGACGTGTTCTAACAACCAGAACGGTATCTTCGCGCCGTTTGACCCTGTTTATATGCACAGGCTAGAACTGTTGTTACAAGCCCTCAACGGGCACTTGGGTGGCGCAGCGGGCGTTGTAACCATGTCGGGCGGCGCTTTTGGCGAAACACAGCTTTTTCGATGCGACATGGAACAACACCTCGCTGATTATTATGGCATAGACGGCTTCGATAGCGCATACGCTATAGCGACACAGGGGTTGGTAGAGCTGTACCTCCAGAACCTAGATGTGCCAATCATGGTACAGTTAGGACGGATGGATACCGACCAGCACCTCGTAAACACTTTTGCCAATAATGACAGGGTGTGTTTCAAGTGGGCTGGACTAGATCCCGACAACGTAGGGGATGGGAAAGATGAAATCCGGCACAGGTCTAATATGGCCTATGGCGAACTGTTCCAATCACGTGACGGTCGTTTCGGATACGAGATAGGACATCCAGACTTGCTGAAAGATGCCAATGGTAACTGGCTCAATGAGAGATTTGACAACCTCGCGGCCTGGGCATTACCCGAAGCTGACTTCTTGTGTTTCCAGGGGGGGGAGACGCTCACAGCAGCCTCGCAGTGGCCCGGCTTTGCCGCTTTTGATGCTGCAATGGAAGACTCTATGCCTACGCCACCCCCAAACAATATTGTAGGCAAATGGAATAAGCTGGAACTGGAGTTTACTGCCCAACCGACAGGCAATCCGTTCTTAGATTATCGTCTGGACGTGACGTTTACTGGCCCGTCCAGTCAGTATGTTGTGCCTGGTTTCTACGCCGATAACAACACCTGGAAGGTGCGCTTTAGCCCTGACGAGCTTGGTACGTGGGCGTATCGGGTGAGCTTCCGTAAGGGGGCTGGAGTCGCAGTTGTTCCCAATTCGGGAACATCCGTTGGTTTCGATGGGCAGACAGGGACGTTCCTGGTAGAACCAAGCAATAGCCCTAGTCGTCTAGAATACGTTGGCGGGTACTATCTCAAGTATCGAGATGGCGATTACTTTGTCAAAACGGGCACAGGCTCACCAGAAAACTTCCTGGCACACGACTTCACAGCACACGGCGGGCCACAGGGGGCGTTGGACTATCTTGCTAACAATGGCGTCAATAGTATCTACTTCTTGCCCATGAACATCGGCGGCGACGGAGACGGTGACACCCATCCATTTGTCGGCAACGACAAGTTGCGCTATAACGTCTCTGAATTGGAACGATGGGAGTCTATCTTCGACCACGCCCAATCGCGTGGTATCATGCTGCACGTTGTTCTGAATGAAGCGGAGGAGGCCAACAAGAGATATTTGGACAACGCTACGTTGGGCGTGGAGCGCAAGCTGTTCTACCGCGAGCTGGTTGCACGCTTCGGACATCACCTGGCTCTACAGTGGAATATCTGCGAAGAGTACAACTACGACCTGCCGCTGACACCGGATACGGTGAAGGAATGGGCAGCATGGATACAGGCACTTGATCCCTATGATCACCCGATTACGGTGCACAATAGTTATGACCCCGACCCTGCGTGGCGACCGTTCCTGGGCGATCCACTCTTCAGTACAACGTCATTGCAATTCTGGCAAGGAACAGGGGAGGTGGAGAAGTGGCGAGAACTGACGGAGCAATCAGGTAGAGCGTTGCCTATCTGTCTGGACGAACTGCGCGTAACAACACCAGATAACATGGCCGACCAACGACGCGAGATACTATGGCCTATTCTGTTGTCAGGCGGACACGTTGAGTTCATTCTTGACAGCTTCCTGCAGACGGACAATTTCAGCATATATGACGACCTGTGGCTCTGGGCAGGCTATGCCCGCGACTTCATGGATCTGTTGCCGTTCTGGGAGATGACACCCGCTGACAGTCTATTGACTGGCGACGGGCAAGTATTCGCCAAGCACGGCGAGGTCTACGCTCTATACTTGCCATTGGGCGGCACGCTGCGCCTCAACTTGCCACTGGGTACGTTTGAGGCAAGGTGGTACAATCCACGCACAGGGCAATTTGTGGGCACGCCGGAGATAGTAGGCCGATCGCTGAGCCCGCCGCATTCTCCTACGAGCGATTGGGCTGTGTTGGTGCAGAGAGTCGCTGTCCCGCCAACTAGCGTGCCAACGAGCACTCCAACGCGCACTCCAACGTATACGAGCACTCCAACGTATACGCCAACAAGCACCCCAACGCATACGAGCACCCCGACTGCAACTAGTGTACCAACAAACACGCCAACTAGCGTGCCAACAGAAACGCCAATAAGCAATGTCTTGCGCCTGCGATGCGAGATAGACCTAAACACGGGCGATGTTAGATGCTGGCCCATGGGAGATTGACGTGAATGAGTATAGTGTAGAATTCGATGATTTTGAGGAGCAATTTGATGAGTGGCTGGATAGAGTTGTAACTGATGGCATAGTTGTTGTCATTACCGCCGGGTCTGTCCCATTGGCAGCCATCACACTGTTGCCTATGTGGGAACGTCTTCTAAGACTAGAGGAGGAGATAGAGAATGTTGAAAGTGTTTGATACAAGTGGCGCAGAGAGGGATTTGCTTTGGTTACAGGCCCGGTATGGCAACGTAAGGGTCCTGGAAGCCCCTGGCAGGGTCAAGTTTGCCCTTACAGAGATACACGAGACTATCGGCCCTGCGCTCATCAAGGCCCAGGTGTTTAGCGTAGAGGGCTTTCCCGTGACTGATCAACCGATCGCGAATCACTGGCCCGATGATACGCTAAGAGACCTGAGAGATGGCGGGCTCCAAACTCTATGGAAAGACTATGCCTGTGTGCAAACGACGAACAGCAACGGCCATACCGGGTTTGGTATCGGGGCAGGATCGTACATCGACGACCTAGAGGTGGGTGGGCCTCATACAGTATGGGTGCTCAGCCCATCTTATCCGTCTGATGGCCTGGCTGGTGTAGGGATGTTGGGCGGTACGAACCACGCAGGGCCTCTGTTCATGGTCTTCCAGATTGTAGACGGGTCAGGCTGGTTGCGACTACTCCTGCGGAGATTCGTACTGTGGCTGCTAAAGTTGCTCAGGTGAACGATCAAGTTCTCCATTTCGCTGCGCTGTTGTGTTCGCACAAGCCGGAGGTAACGTTTGCCGAGGCACAAGAGACTGCCATTGATGTTCTGGTAGACGTGGAGATACCATTAGCTATACGTACTGTAATGGCTGACGCGCTGAACGTGCGCGAGTTCCCAAGCCTAAGCCCAGAGGTAAAGATCACTCATTCTATTGCCTCTGGGCAAGTGGTAGAGGTGTGGTGCGACCGCGATGACGGTTGGTCATTCGTGGTTTGGGATGATAACGGTGGCTGGTGCAGTACCGAGTATCTGGGCGCTGCACCACCGATTGAGTAGTGAGGCACAACAACATGAAAGTTCTCTTTATTGCCCCGGAAGTTGAGGGTTTGCCGAAACTCAATACGTGGGACGAGATTGACCAAATTGGGGACATGCCTGGCGTCACGCTGGATGTCCTCGTGGGTAAGAACGTGACCCGAAGCAGGGTGCAGACCAGGCTGAAGCAGGGCCGCGACGTACTCCTGTTCGCTGGGCATGGTGAACCGGGCAAGTTTTTTGTGGCCGATGGATGCTTAACATCGCACTGGCTGGCGCGGTATATCTCTGCCGCCAACCCAAAGGTGGTGTTGCTGTCATCCTGCAACAGCGCCAGACACGGCAGGCGCACGCAAACCAGCTTGGCAGAGGAGATCAATAGGGCAGGCTTTTCCGTCATCGCTATGCCTACCGCTGTCGACGATGACGGTGCAGCTATCTACGATGTCGAGTTTGTCCGTGCCTTCTCTAACGGCGCAGACCTGCGCGGGGCCCACCAAATCGCTCAGGAGCAGATGGAGACGCTGACGGACTCGCTCCAGATACCGGCATTCTATCCAGGCACGGACGTCACTGTGGCACATAGCGAGAGCCGCATGATGGACAGGTTCGACGACCTGGGCCGGCAGATGAGCAGCATGGGACATCGGATGGACCGGATGCTGAGCGAGCAAGGGGAGCAAGCGGAAAGGATTGGCGGGGTCGAAAAGAAGCTCATCAAGCTACTCAACGGCGGCGGGATGGGCGCGTAGAGGAATTGAGCGCGGCCATCAAGGGCGTAGCCCAGGGGTAAAACATGTTGATGCCACATAGGCAACGGAGGAGGCGGGCAGGGGTGTGCTGGCTGCTGGCGGCAGCGTTCTCTGCCCTAACTTACGCGGGATTAGCGCGAGATTGGCCCATGCCGGTTATCATTACGACATTCGGCCTGATCCCCTGTACGTTTTCTGTGTTCTGGTACTACGCGTTCTACAGACAGTAGAGTGGCCTCGCGGGAACACTACACCTTGTGCCCTCCCGCATTTGACAAGATTCCCCGCGTGTGCTATAATAGCAATGTAAAACCGCGTTGCCCTATGAATGTCTAGCCAACAAGGAGATTCCATGCGTACCATTCACGTTGCCCTAGCTGACAGCCATGCTGGTCACAGGCTGTGTTTGGCTAATCCGTCAGCTGTGCTTGGCGATGACGACCCTAATGGCCCTGGTGTGCGAGGGCCGTCACTGACGAAATTCCAGCACAGCTTATATGACTTCTACGCGCAGAGCATAGACTGGGTTCGGGGGTTCGCCAAGGATGACCCAGTAGTAGTGTCTCACGCCGGGGATTTAACGCACGGGAACAAATACGTCGACGAACTTATGTGTGTAGACATCGTCGACCAAATCCGCCTCGCTACGGCCAACCTGCGCCCCTGGCTTACTACCATCTCCAACGTTGAGGCCATGCGGCTTGTACTTGGCACGGGGGTTCACACACTGGGGGGGGGGACTGAGAAACTGGTGGCTGAAAGGCTACGGCTGGAATTCCCTGACTGTGACATCAAAACAACCCCACACTCGGTGCTGACTATCGGCGGGGCCACCTTCGACGCCGCACACCACGGGCCCTCAGCGGGCAAAAGGAAGTGGCTGGAGGGGAATGTCGGAAACATTTACCTGCGCGACACGATGCTCAAATTGCTCCATAGTGGCAAGACGCCTCCTAAAGTCTTCCTGCGAGCGCATAGGCACATATTTATTCCGCCCGAATTCAGGGCCATTTACTTTCTAGAAGTTATGCACTCGTCCTGGTTGCTTCTTCTCCCGCCTATGTGTGGCCTCAGTAGCCATGCGCGTAAAGTAGCGCAAAGCCCCTCCGATTTGGTAGTCGGGATGTGGGTTATAGAGATTCTGGACGGGAAGATAGCACGCGTCGAACCCCTAATCAAGCGCTACGACCTGCGCAGGCATGAAGTAATTGGAGGGAATAGAGGATGAACCCAGACGCTTGGACAGACGAACTCGACCAAATCATAGCGCTAAACTCGCCCCGCATAGCCCCGCCCAACAGCTATACTATTGACCAGTGGCTGGATCGGGTTGAGGAGAAGACGGGCGAGAGGCTATCCCCGTCTGTTGGGCGTACGCGATTGAACGAGGGTGTCAAGCAGGGGAAATTGGCTACTGACCTGAGATACGTAAAGGGGCGAGAGCGTCGCGTCTTTTGGCTTGTGCGCGACGTATCACAAGGCCAAGATTAAATGTACGCGGGCAAACTTTACACTTTATGCTAATGTGTCCCTGGCCGCCGTAGCAATGGGACAACCGACGGCCTCTTCTTGACAGCCCCCTTCTTCTGTTGGGCCTGCATTGCTATGGCCGTGTTGAAAGCGCCTGCCAATAGTGTAATGGTAAGTGTCGCCACTATCATCCACCAATGGCCCGACAAGGCGCGTAGCATAGCATAAACGAAAATGCTCATCCAACCCATGGCTGCAATGACGCCGGGAAGTGTGTGATACCAACATTTCGGCCTCATGTTATTCTTCTCCTTGTAAGTCTTTGTACAAAGACTTTACTCTACTAGTGTATCCGCCAAGAAATTGCCTAGGAATACAGCAATCCGCCCAGCCTGCTCGCGGCCTATAACCAGCTCGTCTCGCAGGACAAATCGGGTCTTGCAGCTCAGAACATATCGCGCACCTAGCACCAGCAATAGCATTAGGTGGCGCCACGTCCGCAGATTAAACGACACCTCTATTTCTGGAGGGCCCCCAGGGCAATATGCCAAAGAGGCTACGCGCTCATTACGTCCATCGTTTCGCAACCATATCTCACACACGCGTTCGTCCATTTTACTCTCCCTTCTCGCTTCTAGGCCAACACACTTGCCACAACACATTTAAAACCTCTTCTGGCCGTTCAGCATAATACAACACGCCAGAAACAGGAGCTTCTTGGCATTCTAGCCTAACAACACACATACGGGGGTAGGGCAAGAGTTCGGGGCGCACTTCAACTATCTCGCCCAGGAAATCACCCTCGCACAACAATGTGTTCAAGACAACCTTTTGGCCTAGATAGGGAGTAGATTCACTCATTGCCCCCCCCAAGCAGATTTAGAATTGTTGTCTTATCCAGCGCCTCTGGGGCAAGGTTCAAATACTCTCCGCCAGGTTTCTCATTAACGACGTGCGCGCCAGCCGCTGTCAAGATTGCCCCAAGGCCCACAGAGTTCACCAAGCTGTCTACTAGGAATGACCGTGCGTGTCCAGACTGTTCTCCGCTGCTAGATGTGATGGAGTTGCCGATGCTCGCGTTGGCGAAGTAAAAGCGGTTCTTGGCGTTGACACAGATGATTAGGCCCAGAACGCTTTGCTTCTGCGCGATGTTAACGTTGGCAGATGCAATAATGTTGCTTGCGTCCACTACATAGTTCTTGTCAAAGACATCTGGCTTATCATGCGCTACCAGAACCTTGGCTTCTACCTGGTCGCCGCCACTGAAGTTGTAGTAATTCAACATCACAACATTGGCTTGAGTTTGCCCCGCCTGAAGGTAGAATAGCTCAGAAGCACCGTTGGGCTTGGGCGCGTCAGTCAAGTCCCCGGAGAACAACACGTCCCTGGAACTAGTTCGGTAGGAACTGTCCCAACCAACCTTGCCCGACGCGCTGATTACTGATAAGTCCAAGTCTACTCGGTTCTCAGTGTTCGTCCAGTGGACACCAACAATCATATCCTCTGGAACAGCAACGTAACTCCCGTTGGGGAAATGCCCAGTGAACTGCTTCTCTGTAGCGGGGAGGGCATAGCCCACATCAGCAGGAATGTAGATGGTCTTTCCCTCCACGTTCAGGCGAATGTCATTGGCAATGGAGGCCAAGACCAAGGCCAGTACAGCTTGGACGGTTTCTGCCTTGTCAGCGGGCCACTCAAAGTCCGTTGCCCACCCACGCCCGTTACGCACACGGTAGATGGTGGAATTGCCAGCATTGAGGCGGAATTGCAGGGCGCAGGCTAGGCGGGCCTTGCGCCAGACAATTGCGGTCTCTAACCTGCGCTTCAGGGTAGTCAAATCCAATTCCCCGCGCTTGATTTGGGCCGTGATGCTGTTCAGGTAGTCTGGCGTCAGTGGCTTGTGCATCTTTCGCGCATCTTTCCGCAGGCGATTGAAAAAGCCGCGCTTAGCCTTGGAAATTGACTTCAACGCCAGGAACAGCGGCTTGTAGCGCAGGAAGATTGAGGCTAGGTCGTCAGGCGCGTCCTCCAGCAATAGATCAAGGAACTTTCCGTTGGCATCCTTGATCTTGCTAATGAGGTAGTCATTCTTAATCAGTAGAGATTCCCCGGTCAACTTACTGATCAGCCAGCGCAGGTACTCTACTGGTTCATCTGGTACGACATGGTAGAAGTCAAGGAGCAGGGTCTTCAATTCGCGGTTGGTAATCTTGGCGATGAAAGCGGGGTCGTATTCGTTAGCCTCAATGATGGCCATGATGTCGTCCAGTGTCTCTTGCATCAGGGCAACGCCAGACGAGCCCAGGCCAACGGTGACATCCAACAACTCTCCGGCGGTCATTGCCTTGATGACAATGAGGGGGATGTTTTCTTGAATGTCCGGGAGCTCCAGCGCCTCACGGGGGATATAGACGGTATCTTCACTGTACACCCCCAGTGCCTCAAACCCATAGGTTGTGATGTAATGGAATATCTGTTGCAAAACAAGCACCTCTATTGGGCTGTCTCTCACCACTGCCCAAGATTTGTGGAAGGTAGCGCTGGCCTTCTCCCCAGAGATGCCCACAATGCCCTCAATAGTATTTAGCAGGTCGGGGCTTGGTTCGATTGCAGGATCAAGGATGTAGCCGTTCTTGATAGTCCTCTCAAGGACGCCCCGTGGGACGGCTAGTGGCTCCCGCTTTCGCACTTGAATGGCATTGAATAATCTCAAACTTGCTGCATGCATCTTATCTCCTTCGTAACTTCCTATTGAAAGGGGCGAGAGGTAGGTAAACACAAAGTTGTTTAAGGAACCTCTTTTGCCCCTAGTGGGGAAGGCGGGAATTGAACCCGCGTCACCGAACTTATAAGGAACTCTTTGTGCCATCAGCGGAGAGTATTGTCCAGATCCGGTGCTCTACCATTGAGCTACTTCCCCAGGCGGGCGAGGGGTATATATCTAAGAAGGATGTTAAGGAACCCCTTTTGCCCACATTAACAACTACATATGCTTCTACATCGTCACTGTCTTCTCCCGGGTCTTTGTACAAAGACTCTTAGATTAGTGCCCTAACGTATGCCGGTGGCATCATACAACCATCAACCCCCACAGGAATGCGTAGCACGCTGCTAGAAACCAGCAACTCTACGCTGCTCCACCAAGAGTGAAAATCAAAATGCGCAGACGTAATGTGCCACGCGCGCGTTAGGGTTACGTGACGTTGGTCAATGTGTGCAGCCCACAACTGCGCCAACCGCCTTGCATCTGGCGTAAGGCTATCTAACACGGCCTGTGCGTCTAATGCCCCTGCCCATGGGCACTGCCAACAAACGTAATTCGACTTTGCGTCTTGCCCTGGAACGCGCCGCATGGGGCCATGTTGTCTGTATGCGTCACCGGGCATGATACGACATCCGCATTGATAGCACCATCTCTGTTCAGGCGTGGGCTTGAACAATAACTTGTCCCGACTAGCCTGACGGCGAATATAGGTATCGCGGGCATCTTTATCTATTCGCTCTGCGCCAACGCGCGTGGCTCCTTCTAATCGCATGATTTGCCTCCGTCAATCTCTTTGAGTAATGTGGGTGCTACCATGCGGGGACAATACACTGCCTCTGGGCAATCCTGGCAGGACTGATCGCTGGGGTAGTAACACCGAAAACCTGGCAGCTTTTGCACCAACGCTAGTAATTCTGTCGCTTTCAGTACCAGGCGCAGGTTGGCTAGGCCCTCTTCGTCATCATCGCCAATCCATATATGGGCCACCAGGCTGTCCTTGGCATCATAAACAACCCTGTCGCTGGAGTGCCGGTGGATGCGCTTCGCCCGCCACGGCCCCGGTGAATGTTTGGTCATTGCTCTTCTCCTATTAGCAACGCATAGCTAGACCAACGGCCTATCGTGTCCGTCAGTAGGTCAACGTGCCGCACCAGGGGCACTTCTTCCCCGTTCCTAAAAATTGTTTCTGCCATCGTGTCCCGGACAGTCCAGGGGCCTGACAGTTCAGGATGTCTGGGGATATACAGCCACACCAAGTCACCCCACTGGGCTGGGCCACCCCAACGCCATAGCAAGTCGCGGGAAAGGGCACATATTCTCTCGTCCGTCTCCCGCAAATCCGTTCCGTCTGCGGTTATATGAGGCGCTCCATCGGTCTGCTCCGGCACGGCCTGGTAGCACGTTACTGTTACTTGTCCCAACGAGACGGTTGCTACGCTATCCCCGTCTTCGTAAAGCCAACCTGTCGTTAGAAGACAGGCCAGCGCAAAAAGCCAAAGTCTCTTCATGCCTATCTGATTTTGGCCTTGGCCCTGGCCAGGAAGGCGTGAAGCCACGGGCTAGCTTTCTCAGAGCGGAAATCTAGCACTCCCAACTGCACACCCACTGCTGTACCGTTGCGGCCAGTGATCGGCAACCACGCGCTCAACACGCCCGTTGTACTGTCCGCAGAATATGTTACATGCCTGTTGGGCGACACAACCAGCGGCTCAACAGACTGTTGCTGTGCTGCTTTTACTGCTTTACGTTCGTTGTAGGCATCCATGACACGCAGGTGAGGAATGGTTGTGTCTAACAGCACCTCGCGTATATCGTCATCGACGGGTTGTGTACCCCGCCTCGTTGAACTTTGGGCCAGGGCAAGCATTCGTTCCAGTTTGGCTTTGCCGGGGATAGACATCTCTTCAAGAGACCACCCTGCCATCTCGTGCCAGAATTGCCACACCCGAATGAGCGCCGTAACAGTGCCGTAATCCTTCCCGTAGGGCTTGGGGGTGAATTCTGCTGCCACCCACTCAGGGAAACTTTCATACCCGTGTTGCATCCAGAGGTTATGTGTGTACAGAAAGTGTAGGTCTCTTGCCATCAGCAACAGGATAGCGCTGCTAACCAGGCCGTTGCGTTCCAGCCTGTGCGGGACGTATAGCGCCAACGCCTCAAGATCGCCGTTTGCCTCTGCCTGCTCAATGTTGGCGTCCAAGTCTGTACTTGTCAGCGTTTTTGGGTCGGCACACAAAGACTTATTCATGGGCGGCGTTCCTGTGGCAAGATAGTGAACAGGATGCCAAATATTATCATCAACCCTAGCCATATACCTTGTGGCCACCTGCTATATTGCCCAAGAAAGCATCCCAAGTAGATAAAACCAGAATACAGAAATGCAAAGAGCAAGATTCTATGATGCCATTCCATGCTACTTCTCCTTCCCATTTAGATACAATCGGACGGCATCAGACACAATCCAACTCCGGCTGCGCTTTTCCGCCCTGGCGCGTTCGTCCAGTTGTTCTGCTATACGACGGGGTATTGTAACCACCTTGCGAATACAATCGTCAGCAGGTGCGTTGTGTCTGCGCAGGCTAACATCATATCGTTTAGCCGCGCTTGCAACGGTAGACGAGTGTACTCCGTATAGTACCGAGGTCTCTGCCGTCGAGAGGTTGTCCTTCTCCGCCTGAAGCATGTCTTCCTTGCTGAGAATAGCCCCGCGTTTAGCCATAGTAATGCTGTGCCCCTTGGCGCGCAGTCCCCGGATGCGCGACGACACAGCCGCCCGCGTTACACCGAGGTGGCGTGCAGCAGCAGAACCAGTCATATCCGTACACGCCAAGAGCTGTTCGTCAGTGAATTTCATTTACCCCTCCTGTTTCGCTTTCTAGGCTGAGCCAAAGCGGTACGATACGTAAGTCTCATCAGCAGACTCGTAGACAAACCCGAGTTCGCCAAGCCGTTTTTCGTCTTCGTCTGATATCGCGAACGGGTCAATGCCACAAATGTACAGTGTGTTGTGTTCACAAATTGTTGGGCTTCGCGGGTTGCCATACTTCAAGAAAATCTGTAGCGACTCAATTAGGTCTTCCATTACCATCTCCCCCTGTTCATCCTTTTCAGAATTGCCCCTCTACCGCCCTTTACGTAGCGAGGATTAGATGCTGCCAGCGATTGCAAAAAACTCCCTCTCCATCTCTCCCCTTGACCATCCCTTATCCTTAAATGCCTCTCGGAACAGCCCCTCTTTATATCGCACCGTATCTTGGATCGTAGTACCATCTGGCACACTACTGGCTACTATCGCCCCAACAAACATCAGTATACCACAAATGCCCGCTAATGGCAAATGGCGCTGTCCACTACTCCAGAGAAAGCCGCAACCCGCGAGCAAAAGCAATACCCACCCCCCAAGCACACCAACAGTTTCGCTTCGTAGCCATCCGTAACGTGGTGGTTTAGCGCCGTTCATCCAGACAGAGAAGTTGCCATCATCACCACAGTCAGCAACGTCAAACCAATCGTCTTCACTACCCTGGATGGTATGCCACTGAGGGACATTCATCCCAAGTCACCGAAAATGTGTGGTGCTTCTTCCTTGAGTATGTCTAACATCTTCAAGCACATCTCGCGTATCTCCCACTGTGCATGGGGATTCAATGCGCGTATCTGTATCAGCCACCGCAGGTGCTCAAAATTCGCGCTAGCCACCACAAACGTCTCTGTAGATAGCGGCAGGCCATATCTGGCATCTTCGCGCGGTATGCCGCCCTCTACCATGTCCCCATACAGCACCCTGGCGTGCTGCAAAAGAGCGTCGTATCGTACCCTAAACTCACTATCTTCAATGGTCTGTGGATGTACAAATCCCGCTGGCTCAACGCTGCGTTGGCTCTCTACAGAAAACGCTGCAAGTCCATGTCGTATCAATTGCGAGTGACAGACCCTGCTAATACCGTATATATAAAATGTTGCCTTGGCATGACGAAGACAGGACAGGTGCGGGAATGGCTCTTTGGTTACAAGCCCCTGGATACTCTCTAGGGGAATTGCCGTCTCCCCTCGTCCGCCACGACAAGCTGCATACGCCTCAGCTACCAGGCTCTCGGCCCTAGGCGTGATTGAGCGTAGAACGACCCTCATATTGTTCCTCCCGTTGTTTCAGTTGTCAAGTTACAGCCCTTTATCCTCGGCCTCAGCCGCCTTCTTCTTTGCCCACCACAGCTTCATGCGCTCGCTATTCGCGCGGTTCTGTTCGTCAGTGCGCTTGTACGTGCTACCCTTGGCGTGTTGATTGCCCATCATGCGCTCGCTTATCGCCTGGCCAAACTCTTCGGGGTGCTTGTAACCCAAGGTGTTCTGGTTGCCCATGCCAGCCTCGCGCAACTTTTGCTTGGTTTCTTTACTGAGCGTCTTGCCCGTGTGCGCGTCCCTCTGCTTTTGCCTGGTCGCGTCAGTAGCCTTGTGGCCCAGGGTGTTTTGATTGCCCATCATGCGCTCGCTATGAGCGCGAAGCTGCTCGTCGGTACGCTTGCTGCCCTTCGCGCTTTGGTTGCCCATGTTTGCAATGCTTATATTATGCTTGTGTTCTTCAGACAGCGGCCCACCCAACCCCGCCGTAATTGCAATGTTATAGCAGGTCTTGTTGGCGTGATGTATGTCAAGCCACTTCTGCTCTGCCGCCCTTCGTTCGTCAGGGCCTTCAATAACTTCAAGTACGATGAACTCAAATACGTCCTCACCGTACTTGTTCCAGGCGTTCTGGAAATACTGGCAATGGTGTCTGTCGTTGCGAAGCGTAGAAAGATGATTCTGCCACCGTTGCTCAATGTTTCCTGACCTTCCACCATATGCTTTCCCGTCCAACCTGTTCTTAATCTCATAAGTTCCCTGCGTCATCTCGCTATCTCCTTGACGCAAAAAGCCCCCAAGGCAACTGCTACAACGCCATCACTTGTGAGGATGTGGAGATGAGACGGTCTGCCCTGGGGGCACTTTCGCGATTATTCTATTGGGTCTTGCAACAACCCGTCTCATGTCGCATCCTCACTTTTTTAGTATACCACAGATTCGCGAATTTGTCAAATTGGAGAGGTCAAGTGTGCAACACCAAATTGCCATCGCTTACCGCCGCCCCCTTTCCGGCCAATGCTCTTACCTGGCCCGCGGTAAGCAAATCTCCACTGCCCGAGATAACAATGGTGTCGTCAGGCAGGTGGGCAGGGTCTGTTACCATAATGCCCTCGTCTCTGCTACCCCAGGTGTGCATTACTCCCATGCCTACATCGTCGTGTGTCAATACTCGCAGGAACGTCCCCGTGACCGCTTTCGGCAGATTCAGGACACCCGCCTGGCCGTCTTGTACCCAGATAGTGAGCATGTTGTAGTCCGCGCACTCAGCCAATTCTAATCCTGTGATTGGATACTGCGGCAAGTAATATTCAGTGCTCATCAGTCTCCTCCATGTCAAACCCCATCTGCCGCTCTTCTTCGGCGCGTTTCCGTTCGGCCTCAATTGCTGCCAGCATCTTGAGCATCTCCTTGGGTTCCGTCAACCCTGTCTCCTGCGTAGCGTCTTGCCAGAATCTGCACCTTGCCTCTGCGATTCTGCAATACTCAGCATCTTGCTCTATCCCCACGATTTCTTCCCATCCGCCCGATAGAATGGCCCCTGCTATTTCGCTTCCACTGCCACTGAAGGGAACCAGGAGTCGTCGCGGCGCATATTCGGGCGGAGGGGTAAGCAATGTACAAAGCCATTTCAGCAAAGATAGTGGCTTCACATTCAGGTGGGGTGCAGATTACGCACCCCGTCGCCGCCTCCTAAACCGGCGCTTTTCTCACGTCTGCCAGCTTTAGCACAGTACCCCACAGGCGATGCTTGCGCCAGCCGCTCGGCTACCTCGTAGTGCCAGGAGGCTTGGAAAAAGAATCTGCTGCAAGTGCCTTTGTCCCCGTAAGTCCCACCAGCGCTTGCCTCATCAGGAAACCCGTCGTGGTATCCACCCAGTCCCTGTGATGCTTGGCGTTGTTGTCCTGCTTTCATGTAGCCGCTTTTCCGCTCCCCACTTTGGAGTCCAATCTTCCTCACAGGACATCCCTCAACGCATTGCCAGTCATCTACTACTTCTCGACCATCGGGGCCGGCGCAACCACCACTCATTTCGTTGTCAGAGCGGCAATGGGTAGGTTGATAAACGTTCTTGCCAAACTTGTCAGTGGTTCTGTTTGTGGGGCGATTGGGTATTCCCTTCACCCGCTTCGTCCCCAGCCGCACGCAGCCGCCGTTTCCGTCGGAGTCGGGTGGGACGTGAGATAAAACAAGTGAGGCAGGCCATCGGCCCCTAGCGGTTGGCAATGGTGGTTTGCCTTTCTGGTATTCACCCGGCCTATATCCATGCTCCGCGAGCGCCTTATTGTACCGGTCAATGCCGCTAGGCGTATTGGCTTGGAAGGTCCCCAACCGTCCCCCGTCAATCCAGAACGCTCCAGCTCCAGTCATAGCTATACACGCAGATTTGTTCTTGATCTTCCACCGCCTGTACTTCTTGACGTTGCCACGATGCAGTATCCGTTCCCGCGTCAAGCGGAGGCGATCTTGCCTTCGGTCTCGCCAGACTAGCAGTACGTCGCTCTCGATGCCCTCGTGCAGTGCCCTGCGCTTGATGAACCAAGCGTCGTACTCGACATAAGCCGCAGGGATGCGGATGCCGTGTTTCTTCCACAGCTTGAGCCTCTCCTTTGGAGTATTCTTGATTTTCTTGGGATAGTGCCACCAATGCCATCCAGTGAACGTCGCCCACGCGTCTGACGGGACATCCTCGTAGGGCTTCTGGGCGATGATGATGGGTTCGAGTAAGTTTTTCAAGACTTGGCCACCGTAACGATGCCCTGCCCATGTGCGGCCTAGTTCCGTAGCCGGTTCTTCGATGTCTAGTGTACGTCTACCTGATGCCGTAAATGTACCCCCGACAGCTTCTGCGTTGGCGTCTGTAGCCTGCTTTGGGTTCCACGTCTGCTGTTCCGGAAGCTCGTACTTGCCCACTTTCTTACGATGGTTTGTAACATTGGCAGCGCGGTCTAGCTGCTTGTCTATGGACGTCGCTTTCGGGAACGACTGTCCGCTAGCCCAGCCGTACATGGAAATTTCCATCGTCTGCCCACTATGCCAGTTGAAGATACTTGGTTGGATGATGAGCCCAGCGTCTTCTAACGCGCAAGCAAGCCGATGCCAGCCACGTGACGACGCAAATGCCATGATGAACCCGCCAGGGAGAAGATGCTTGGCTAACGCAGACCAAGTGTCGGGACGGAAGGCGATGCCTGTGCCGTCTGTTTCCTGATCCCAGACGGCCCCCATGAATCCAGACGTTAGGTGATAGGGCGGATCGCACAGGATGGCACTCGCCATAAATGTGCTTGTCTCACACCAGTTTAGTATGTCGTCCTGGATTATGCGCCACCGGGTACTCAATTTGGAGTTCTCCCTGTTTTATGGTATCCTATACCTGAGGTGACATAATGCCCAGACGAAAAAGGCCAGAAAAAGGCTATCTTGTCAGATTGCTGTCTGAGGGAAAACAGGCCAAAGATATTGCCGCGATCTTCGACGTTATCCCAAGGACTATCTACAAATGGTTCCGCTGCTACGACATCGCCGCCCCGAGGCTGCAAGCGCCGCCAAGAGAAGAACTCTTCACCCTTTACATTACACGCAAATGGAGCATGGGACGAATCGCGCAAAGGCACAACGTCTCCTATCCAACCGCTAGGCGGTGGCTAATGAACTATGGTATCGAGATAAGGACACGGATTACCCGACGCCCATCAAGGGAAGTGGTTTACGATTTGTACTGTGTCCGGGCCAAGTCTACCACCGAGATTGCGTTGCTACACAATGTATGCGCGGGCACTGTTGGCAAATGGCTTGCACATTATGGCATTCCCAGCAGACACAGTTTGATTTCACGCCCCGACAAAGAGCAATTGACTCAATGGTATTGGAATGAAGAATGGACATTGTTACAAATTGCTGAGCATTGTAAGGTAACTCACCCTGCTGTGAGGGGGTGGTTGGTCAAGTTCAACATACCAAGGCGCTCTAACAGCGAAGCGCAATGTGTCTTGCGTGGAACCCAAGCGCTCACGAAGGGACTCCTCACTGATCTTTACCACGAAAAGGGCTTATCGCAAGCTGAGATCGGCGAGCGATTTGGTATTACCCAAGCCGCCATTAAGACCAAGATGAAGAACTTCGGCATCCCCACTCGCACTAAAAGCGAGAACCTGAAGGGCGAAAAGAACCCTATGTTTGGCCGCACACATACCCCTGCTGCCCGCGCCAAAATACGAGAAGCCAATCGCCGCCAGTTCAGTACCCAAGAAGCTAGGGACAGACATGCTATACTCACTGCCAAACAAATTGAAGCTGGTCGCACTGGCAAAACCCACAACAAATTGGAGACTGCTTTTGCTGCCATTTTGGATGGGCTAGATATAGTTTACATATGGCAATACCGAATAAGCAAATTTGTCTATGACTTCTATATTCCCGCCACAAACACCCCCATTGAGACGCATGGTACTTTTTGGCACGCCGACCCGCGCTTCTACCTACAGAGCAATCTCTGTAATATCCAACAGAAGAACGCTATAAATGATAAACGCAAAGCCCGCCTCGCCCGCAATTCGGGATATAGCTTCTTGCATCTCTGGGAACATGACATTCACAACAATCCCCAGAAGGTCATCTCTATTCTCGCCGCCCATTCTATTATGTCTGCGTGTACGACACTGTAGCTCACTCCGCCTCCCTCAGCAAACATTCCCAGCACACCGTTTTCTGCGCGTAGGCGACCCAACCGTGCGGTCCTGGGTAGACTACGAAAACTTCAGGCAACGCGGGTGGTAGCCCTGCGCCCTGTAGCACGGAGACCGTTGTCGCCCTGGGCTGTCCGCATATCGAGCAAACCAATTTGATTGTCACACCCACCCCTCATAGCCGCCTTCGCCAACTTCCTCGTCGGGCGGACAATCGCAACCACCTTGCGCAGAGCATGGGCCAACTTCGCGGTCTGTCTCTAGCAACGCAATGTGCTCTAACAGCCCCAGTATTTCTGCTTCGCTTGCCCCAATGTGCTCATTCAATATGTCTATCAATCTATCTACTAGATCGTCCTGCTCTGCCTCTGCTCCCCCCACTGATCGCATAAGGATAGCGCCCAACACCAGTCCCGCGAGCGCTGCTAACGCATGTGTCAAGACCATGTCAGTTCCCTCACCTTGCTGACTATAATGTTCATTGGAGACAACACCTGTGTATCTCGCTTGCTACATTCACCATCTACCAGGCGGGCGAGATGCAAGCACCAAAGTTCATAGCGGCTCATCTTGCCTCGTGTAAGCTGCGTAAACTTACTACTTATCTTCCCCTGACAGCAAGGCAGGATGAACATAGCCCGTGCGGGACTATCGTTGAACAATCGGCAAATGTCCTCGGCAGCTTGGCATGGATGGGAAGCAACAAGCACGTCGTTTACACTAATCTGCCCGTGCAAAGAGTCTATCTCTCCTTGTCTGTATTCCCAACGTTGAACCCTGGCGTATCCTGGACGTTTATGCAGTTTCCTGTCTACGGCAATGGCATACGCGAATGGCAAGTAGTGAACCGCCAGGATGCTTGTGAGCGCGTTGCCTGCACACAGGTCCCATAGCCGCAACATTCTTGGGTGTCTTAGCGCTAAACCCTTGACGCTCTTTAGGAGAGCCATACTCTCTGAGATTTCTTTGGCCGCGTTGTTCAATGGCGCGACGCTGTTCAAGACATCACCGGCGCAGCGGTATGTCAAGAATTCATTGACGTAACTCATGTCTCCCCCTGTTCAATCGATTGTACAGCCGCAATGCCAGCAGTCGTCAGCCGCCACAGATGTACTGCCCCCCGTTCAGCGATCCCTGCTACGCCAAGCTGTGTCAATCCCCGCATTGCTGAGCCTACCTCCTGCGCCCACCAGCCCTGGAAGCCCCTGGTACGCAACTGTTTCGCTATGCCCGTTGAATACATTGGGCCGTCAGCCAGGATGTCCAAGATGGCCTCATGCGCCGCGGGTAGGCCCGTAGCTGTGTCGCCGCCCAGACACAGTTCGCCGGGGGCCGGGACGGTCATACTATTCCTACCACTGTCAGGGATGGCACTGTAACTGTGCCCAATGGGACGCGGTAGGTAGGCCAAGCAGTGACACCCCCGCTTCGGAGCGCTGCTTCATGGATGGAACCGCGCAATTCGTTCCAGCAGGAGACGTCCCATGAGAAAAGCGCACACCGCAACTCCTCTGGTTCGTGTTCGGTTGTACAGAGCAACACCACAACTTCATCGCCCAGCCACATGGCAAACTCCTTAGCATTTTCCTGTCTGTCAAAGCACATAATGCCAAGCGTTCCTGCCACCGCGGCTGTAGTCTTGCCCACCTCGTACAGCAAGCGATATGGACTCCCCATGGCCCCTGTGCCTATTATTGCGCTATGCATTGTATCGCCGTCGCGGTAGACAGAACATACTTTCCAGATATTCACATTGATTGCCCCCCAAACTCCCTGCGCAGGGCCTCTTTGGCCGCTTCAATCTCAGCCTCAGTCGCCCCAGGTGGCAACGGAACAATTATTGGCGGCGTTGGCGGTATGGCAAAGACGTGGAGAACAAAGTCGTCATCATAAAACAAGACTGTGCCAAGATGAAAGGCGTAAAGGGGCAAGTCGCAATTGCCTCCTGTCTCAACAACCCAAAACTGCCACAGTTCTGTTTCTTGCTCTGGGTCTACCATTGCCCAAACAACGATGTCATTATGCTGCCGCCGAGCGCACAGCAAAGAAGCGCCGCGTGGTAAGGCAACCCCTACCCCTACGCGGGGGGCATTGGGGTCTAGTGTGTACTTCCAGATTGTTTTCATCGTTGCACCAACCCAATCAGCACTTTGATGGCGTAGTAGTCGGGGTTGATGCTGTATACGATGACCTGGTTAAGGTAGGCGAGCGCCCCAACAAGCGCGAAGCAGGCGAAGATGCTGGAGTATACAGTCCCGGCAACCCAGAGATCATAATCCCCCGCCCGTCGCTTGCAATACCGCGCTGCTATTACAAGCAATACAGAGGCCAAGAAGAATAGCGCTCCCCACACAGCAAACCCAACGCGCTGTGCCAACACCTGCCGCTGCGCTATGGCCCACAGCGCCGGGGCCGTGGCCTGCGCCATCTCGACCAGTTCGCCCAAGATTGCTTCTATTCCGTCCATGTGTAGCCTCCTCTTTTTGTTGTAGCCCCATTGTAGCACATCAGGAACATCTTGTCAAGTCCAGCTTCTCAAGTACTTTCCGTTCCTCAAACTGCCCGTCCCGCATCAGGAACAGCCACGATGAGATTTCGGGATAATCAGCAAGAACCGCCTGGGCGAAGTCTTTGCGCAAAGACAAATGGCTAATCCCCGCGTAGGCCGACTGTACTGCGCTAACCAGTTCATCACAAGCATCTTCAATCCGCGACCCAATCGCTTGGGCGTCAGGCCGCAAGTCGTCAGGAAACTCTTGCAGCCAATCGTCGTTGGATAGCATAAGTTCACGAATGCGCTTGGGTGTCATCGAGGCTATTGCGCGAAAGAGACGGAGATACCACCGCGTTTTGATTTTTACGCGTAGCCCGCCCTCAAAGCGAATAACCCAGCCCTCGTTGCCCTCATCAGTCTCGCGCAGCCCAACCAGTTCATCAATGCTGGCATATACTTGCTTTGCTTTTGGCAACGATGTTTGAATATCCCACAGGGGAATGTCCTCGCCTGTGATGCGGTTTCTCACAGCCAACAGATAGAGACCTGGCGGGTGTGGAACAGCCCGCGGCATGGGGTCGTTGTCTATACAGATTTCACACATGACCGTAACATCAGGGCTAAGTTCATGGCAACCCAAGATTTCTTCCCTAAGAGAAACGGGGCCATTACGCAGCATGGCATCCCAATGGGAAGTAGCAGCGCCTATGTATTCGTTGTCAAACGAGCCACGCGTATTGCATCGCCACACGCCGCCGCCAAGCCATGCCAAGATCAGACTCCCGTCTACCTTCTCCCACACCGTATACGGCTCATCAGGCAACGCAGGACACTGCGGTTCACCAAGGTTGAACATGCGCGGAAACGGCAGGCACATGATCTTGCCATCTGTACGAATGACCAGTCCGCGACATGCCATCTCAACCCCGGTAAAGAGGTCTCCGTACATAGCATCGCGTCGATAGTTGAGCAAGACGTACTCGCCCTCCTCGGTGGCTTTTACGCGCCCAAAGTCGCGGTCGCCCGCGGCTACTCGTTTCGCTATGGTTTCCACGATTGCAATGTTGTTCATGCCCATGCCCTAGCAAGACGCTCCTCGATGTCAGCCGCTACACCCTCGTCAAGAAAACGTATGTGCGTTGTGCTTGGGAGCGCATAGCCATCTGCCATCTCCTTGGCCCTGACACTAACAACCCCAACCAGGGTATTGTATTGCCCACAAGCAGGGCATCGCCAAAAAGCCGTTATGCACAGTGTCCCGCCCTGCGTAGTTCTCATCGAGGTTGTGTCCCCGACACTAAACCAAAACGACGATCCGCAATGTTTACATTTCTCCATTGCAAATCCTCCCAGCGATTGTAATATTGTTCATGGTTCTGCCTCTAGCACACCAATATCTGCCAGGCGTTGTTCTAGCCTGAAGAACGCGCGCCATGCTGCTGCTACATAAACAGGCTCAGCATGGCCCATAGCACGGCAAACACGATTCCGCAAGTTGCCCATACAATATGCCACCCTGTCATCAGCGCATTCTTTAGGCGCAGCAGAAAACAAATCCGCTACAGCGTGGCAAAACTCTTTTTGGTCCCCAATGGTTTCCATCTCGGTTCCAGCGAGCAAGACGAATATCTCTCGCGCCAGTTTTTCTCTATCAATCATGGCTTTGCCTCTTTCATAACAGCACAGGCTTCAATGTCAGCGTACATAGTGCCGCCCACAAATACAGCAGAAGGCGCCCAACCATCCTCAACAAACCGCGTTGCCGCTAGCGTGCTGTACCCCTCGCCCTCTAGCCATGCTATTAGTTCCTCTTTCGTTGCAAATACAGGGCTTATGGGCGAGCCTTCTGATACATTCTCCCAAAGCTGCCAGCCTTCGCCTACGGGCGGTTCAGTCTCTTCCCATGCCGCATACGCTTCTGCCGCTTCGGGGTCAATGGCCTCCCCATCGCAGGTAGGGCATAGATACCACTTCTCCGGCAGTCCAGCTAGTTTGCCCAGTTTCTTTACAGCGCTCCAGGCATCATGCGTATCGTGGCCCCAACTGGTTCTCGGCTTACGACCAGCCAGGTATTCTGTGATCCGCCTATAATGGCCATACTTACGGATATTCACATGGTCCCAAAGCAACTTGACAACATGCTTGTAAATAGCCTCGTAGGCATCAGAGAAGCCCGCCTCACAGTCTGGACACTCGCGATAATGTGGGTTCACATACCCATCCCATACTTGGTTCAGCGGCCAGTCAAAATCCAGTGCTACTCTCTTGATTTCCCTTCCCATGTCATACCTCCTTCTGTTATTATACCACATAGCGCAGCAGTTGTCAAGCCCGCACGGGTCGCGCCAAGTTGAGTATGCTGTCCACATGTGCCTTGCCGGCCCCGCATCTAACCACCAGGTCGTCCGGTTTTAAGGGAAAGACAGCTACCCTGACATCCCGAAACCCTCGCTCCACAAACCCCCTGCCCAGCTCCCATGCCCGCTTCTCTGCCCCTGGGTCAAGGCAGACGACAATCTGGCCTACATCATCTAGCCATTCTAGCCACTCTGGCTGCCATCTAGCGCCCTGCCCCATGAGTCCCACGGCTGCGTAGCCCGCCTGGCTGAGAACCACAACCTTGACCTCTCCCTCGAGGACCAAGAGTCTCTCGTGTGATGTATTATTCAGTACGGCCGCGTTGAACAGCGCTAGCCCCAGCCCGTTCATCTGGGGACGGTATTTGCCACCCTTGCCTGGTCGTAGTAGCCGATGACGAATGTTCACCAATTCGCTGTTGTAGCCGAATACGGGAATTGTCCTTGCGGGGCTTTCTCTGTACGTTGGACACTCCGCTACATAGCCAAGCAGGAATTGGTCTATCATCTCATCGAACACGCCCTGTCTATACCACAACATTCGCGTATCTGTAGTCAGGTTGCGGTGATACACCAGGTGCATCTGCGCTCGCTGCAGTTGCTCAATCTTCGTAAGCCGTTCAGCGTGTGCTTTCTGCGTCCTCTCCAGCCGTCGCATCTTCTGTTCCAACAAAGACACCCTGTCTACTTTGCCACCGGGGAAAAGGTCTTTGACCTGTAGCCCCATAGCCTCCACGACCTGCTCCATCGTACATCCGACTTGACAGTGAAGGATTACTGCCTCGTTGTCTCCGACAGAAATCGACAGGGACGGCAGGTGATCGTCGTGGGCCGGGCAGAGAGCGGTAAACTGGCGCCCGCCCTTGTGTGCTTTCACGTTCTCAAGCCGACTGAGCACGAGGTCAAGCGGTGACTGGATCATTGGCCCCCAACAGATTCTCTATCTCCCTAGCAACCCCTGCCAACTGGTAGGCATGAGTACATTGGAATTCCGATATTGGGAAATGAAAGTCCGTTACCTCTAACATACGCAACAAGAACCTGGCGTTGACAACAAGTTGCCCCAACCTCTGCTGATTGGCGGTCGTGTAGGTTGTCGCGGGATTGCTCATTCTGCGCCTCCTTCGCCAACGGTGACTGGTTCATCAGGTGTGGCTCCTAGTAGTCCCTCTGCACTCCTAGCACAGTATAGCCATACATATATCGCCACCATCAGCTCCTTAGCGTCTTCAAGAAGCACGCAAAGGACTTCTTGGCCTAGCTTGGACGACCTGATCCCATACTCACAGGGGTTGTTGAGAAACCGACGAATGTGATAAATCCCCTGCCCCTCAAACTCACCCCACAGCTTCTCGCGACCAGGTACGGCATCGCTAAAGATACATTCTTCGTAGGCATTGGCATCCAGCGCCCCTTGCCACTCTTCTTCCGTCTTTATGTACCAGTAATCCGTAGTACCTATGCGCATTTACCACCACCCCAAGAGATAAGTCCCCAAAGCGAAAGCTATTGCGATAGCCAGTAAATCCCCAATGCACTCCCTGATAGTCTTGACCCCCGCTGACACGCACAGCACCAACAGAACCAGATAGACCGTTGCTCCTACCAAGTCCATCCAGCCCACAACTATTGCCACAACCGCTACGATAGCATCCATGTTTTAGCCTCCCATCTTGTGCTAGAATTTCTTGTTTACCACCACCCCAGGCAGCGGCCCACCAATACCACGGCCATAGCCAAGCCCAGGACGCGGCTGGCCTGGTGGATAACACGATCAAGCAGCTCCTCCGCCGGCTTCGGCGGGGCAAATACAAAGTAGCCCACATTCAATACCAACTGTACCCACGCTACGATTGTAACAACGATGTCCATCTCTTACTCTCCTTTTGTGTTAGTCATACTTGTCCGCCCAGTGACCAGCATCACGTGGCGGGCCGTTGAGGTTCTTGAGCTCAAGCTCTGCCAAGTGGAGATATTGCGGCTCGAACCAAAGCGCTGCTGTAGCGCGACCAATGTTGTGCCGTTCTTTCAATTTGCGAGCGATTGCCAGTTCAGGTATAACCGGTAGTTGTGTCCCATCTTCTAACTCAATGGCGCCGCCCTTCTCCTCTGTAAGAATTGGCCGCCAAATGCCCCAAAGGCAATCGAAGACCTGCTCGATGGCTGAGGAATGTTGACAGTCTTGTTTTCGGGGCAACTTAACTACCAAGTTGTCTACTGCCCTTGCGGCCTGGATTCCCACGAAGGCAGGAGCCCCCACAGTGAGACTCAACTCCTTAATCCGCACGGCAGCCTCTGATACAGCAGCAACCCTTTCTGAATGGTGCTTGACAGGCACGATCTGAATATAATCGAAAAGCAGGAGGCGGGGGCGTATCCCACTAAAGTCTTGGGCTAGGCTTTCTATGGCCGAGTAGACAATCTCTGGAGTCATTCTAATGCCACTGCCCGCCACACGGCCAACACCTTTGCCCAGAATGAAAATTGGCAAGCGCACCAACCGCATAGCTTGCTTCTCCACGACATCCATTGCTAGATTGCCGCGCGCTATATCTGTAATGCTAAAATGCTTATTAGTAAGGAATAAGCCAGATAGCTCCTCGCTTGAACTCTCCCATGTGCAAAATACGACGCACTCTTCTTTTTCTTTGCCTTCCTCAACGATACGCTTAGCTTCATTTACAGCCGTTAGCGCAAGCAACGATGTCTTGCCGTGTCCTGGTCGGCCTATTATGCCGCAGAGCGTGCCCGGTCGCGCGGGAAGCATATGCTTGTCAAGGGCAGGAACACCAAACCCTATGCCAGGATTGTCTCGCCGCGATTGGGCCCACAGCAGATATTCTGCGGCCAACTCTGGCGGAGTGTGAATTAACGAACGGTAAGAATCAGGCTTTGTCATATTGCCTCCCTTCCAGTATCTCAGGTCCGCCGACTGAGCGCGTCACGGGCCGCTTCTCTGCGCTTATTTTCCTTCTTCCTCCGGAATCTACGCCAGCGCGCCATGGGCCACCCCGACAGCCCTCTCACGAATCCACACTTACAGTCAGCTATGAAAACGCCACAGTCCTTGCAATGGCTCTCCCAACCCCCACAGTAGGGGGTTCCGCAAGAAACATCCTCGTAGTAATCAGGATACATGTTCTCATGCTTGCACTCCGCTACCTTGTCCCAGAAGTTCACAATACTACCTCCTTGGCGTCTCGTTCCAGGTTCTGCCATCTAGCAGCGCCAGTTGCGTGCTCATAATCCTGTGCCCAATCCATTCGGCCACTGGTACAGCTACAGCGTTTCCGAGTTGTTTATACCGCTGCGTGTCGCTTTGGGGCGCTGTCCAGCCATCAGGAAAGCCCTGTAGCCGTTCGCATTCGACAGGTGTCAAGCGGCGGACACCATATTCGCCCACTTGAAGGTTTGGCACTGCCTGGGCAGAGTTCCACTTACCACTGGCATCAGCTAGGGCATAGGCAGGATCAGGCGTGCAGACAGCGTGGACCTCAACGGTATTGAGTGTATAGACCGCATCAACTGGGATTTCCCCATATTGTGGCCCCGCTGCTGGTTTACGACCAATTGCAGCGCCCTTGATAACAAAGGTGGGAGTTCCTTTCCCCGTTTCTCGGCTCGGCGGAGGATGCCAGCAGCCGCCCTCGCGCTCAAAAAGTATTTCTGCGGCACGTCCGTCTCCAAGATGTCCGATAATGAATACACGGCGGCGTCGTTGGACCACTCCGAAATATTGAGCGTCAAGTACCCGCCAGCACACGCCATACCCGATTTCGACCAGCCCCCGAAGGATGACGGCAAAGTCTCTCCCTCCGTTGCTTGATAGCAGGCCGGGGACGTTTTCGATAACAGCCCATCTCGGCCTAAGCTCTCCAAGAACGCGATGGAACTCGAACCAAAGCCCTGACCGCTCTCCAGCCAAGCCCTTGCGCCTTCCGGCAACTGATACGTCCTGGCAGGGGAAACCTCCGCAAACAAGGTCAACTGCTTCGACGTTATGTCTCCCGATATCTTGTACATCTCCATACCGTTCTACGTTAGGCCAGTGATGCTCTAATACCGCGCCCGCGCGTACGTTATTCTCAACTTGCCATACGCACTCCATACCTGCATACTCAAACCCCAGGTCAAACCCACCTATGCCAGCAAACAGAGAACCAAACTTCACCAGATGCCCCCTCACTCTAGCAGCGCCAGTTGCGTGCCTGTAGCTCGCGCCAGCCCTGTCCATCATCGGTGGTTTCGCTTACCAGCCTTAGCATACCATCCTCTATTATGGCAATGTGCGCCCACCTGTCGTGCCAACTGGTAGCGCATTCTTGGGAACCCGCTACTTGGGCCTCCTCCAGGGTCTCAAATGTATTAATGAGATCGTGTATGCCGCCTACCGAACCATAGGCCCACCCAGCAAATAGCAGATACGTCATGTCACCCCCAATAGCGCAAGTTGCACGCCATCTACGCGCGCCAATCGCCTGTTTGCCATATCTATATATCCTTGCGATATGTCGCATCCAAAGTAGTGACGGTCCAACTTCTTAGCAGCAATGGCTGTTGTGCCAGAGCCAAGGAATGGGTCAAATAGCGCCTCTCCAGGCCGTGATAACTTCTCAATCTGTTGGGTTGCCCATTCCAGCGGTTTGGGACAGGGATGGCCTACCAGGTTAGGATCAGGCTTGATTGTGGCCCGTATCACATCGCACATAGCCCGTGATGGTTTGCCATAGAATGCAATCGGTTCCCAGTTGTTAAAGCCCACGACGCAGCGCCCCATAGCGGCGGGCTTCCACCATGCCAGCCACCAATCAGGCGGCGCTATTTGTGCCCATCTACTCAGATTTGCTTGCCCCACACTGATTGCCATTGGTCCACTACAGACGCGGCGCAACTCAGAGAACCAAGCACTACACCACTCTGGATAATCAGAACGTTCATCGCTAGAGTTGACGTAAGTGATACCGACGTTATACGGCGGGTCAGTCACCACCAAATCCACGCACCCGTCCGGTATCTGGCACATCACGTCGGGGCAATCACCACAGACTATTGTATCTAACGAGAATGGGCCGAGCCTATCAGTCACTGCTCTCCTCCAGTGCCTCCACAAGCGCGTGGGCGATTGCTTTGTACAAAATAGCGCGGTGCCCTACCACTGCTCCTCTGGGTAGTTCGCCACCGTGCAGCGCGAGAGGATCGCTAAGGAATGCCTCGTATATATCCTCAATGGCAGCGTTGTATATTGCATAGGCAGGGTCTAGGGCTGAACGATAATGTAGCCACCTGGCACCGTACATGCTATAGCCCGCAGTCAGCAAAACACGCTGCGCAAGCCACCCTGTATCCAGCCCCAACTCGACAGCCCGCAGCAGGTTGTCCAACGTCAGTTCAACCCCATTGGGCCACTCGATTTCAAAGATAGCGACTTGGTCTTTACACGCGTTGAGCTCTCGTAGAAACTTGGGTGAGATTTTCATGTCGCCTCTTCCTCCAGCGACTCAATGAGCGCGTGGGCAGCTGCTTTGCTGAAGGCCCGCCTAAAGGGCGCGCTTGCTTTTTGGTAAGTTTGGTACGCCCCCGTGACACCCTCGGCACAGTTCTCGTATGCCTTCACGGCATTGCGGGTATTGACATAATATCGCAGGCGGGCGGGCCTAATAGCAGCGTAGAAGCGATTTAGTTCTAGCGAGGACAATACATATGGCACAAGCCAGTCTGTGCTAAGCCCCAAGTCAGCAGCCCGCAGCAGATTCTCCGGTGTCAATTCTGCGCCATCAGGCCATTCAGCTTCAAAGATAGCGAGTTGGTCTTCACAGGCGTCGCGTTGGCGTAGATAGTCTGATGTGATCTTCATTTCTTTTCCTCCGCCAAGGCGCAGATGTCATCCACGATACCCTGCCAACTGTGCCGAGGGTCTCGTATCAGAATCTGCCCGTCGTCCCACACCTTTGTAATGCCTGCTATATCTGCCAACTCCTCTGGTGACGCATCTGCCCACACCTTAACCATTGTGTCTGATAGAATGCGGACGTATACATCGCATTCGCCAAGGAACTCGTTACAGACACAGCCGCTTGGGTCAGTCGGGGTTAGGCACTCCTGAATCCATGCCGCTACGCCAATCGTACCAGCAAATATTGCTATTACGACAAACAGTACTACTGTCCATGTCCTTTCGTGTTCAGTCATATCTTCTCCTCAGTCTCTTTGCGCAAAGACTTTCAGTCTTCTTCCTCTTTGACACGCAGCAGGCCACGCAGCCTAATCTCAACGGGATACTTATTGCGCGGATACAGTTGTTCAGCGATGCGACATAGAACCCACAGGCCCATATCGGAATGCATAGACACGCGTATAGTGTTAGCTTCGTCTAAGTCCCAATCACATGTAAATACAAATGCTCGCGGGTCTTCTAGCACGCCCCCGGTCTGGATAGAAACGGGGCCATCAGTCACTGTGATGCCCATCGTATGCCTCCAGCGCAGTCAGGGCTTCTAGCATAGCGCGGAAAGTGTTGCAATGGCCCCTGCCGTGCTTGGAGATATACTCAGCGAAAGCCATCCCTTCGTCGCCCATGAGACTAAATGCGCGCCGCGCCTCCGCCTTACTTGCCTCAGCCACGGCCTCCAGCAGCCGTAACCGTTCGGGGTCGGTTGACAGGCGCCCGTAGACCCTTTTGCTCATCGCTCCCTTGGGTATAGTCATGGCAACTCCACACATCCTTCCAGTTTGTAGGCTAACCAACACCAGAAATCGCGGCAGACTTCATAATCAGCATTGTGCAATTGGGCGCAGTGTCGGTTAAAAGCCCAGTAGATGAACTTGCGCAGCAGATTACTCATGTTGCCTCCGCAGCTTTGCTATTAGACTATTCTTGGCACGCAGGGCGGCGTATGCCGTGTCAACCACAGCCCCCATAGCGAAGCCCATGACGACAATGCCCAGCATCAGCCCAATAAGAAATACTCCTAGCATTGCCTGATTAACTTGCATTGGCTATCTCCCTGTCTTGTCGCATTTCCAGCCAGTTGAGGCAAATAGACGCGATCTGCGTTAGCTCAGTATCTGGTGTATGCTCGTGCTGGTTACGAAGCGCCAGCGACAGTTCTAGCATCTCCTCTGCCGTTCGCGCATACCAGTATTCGTCTGGTTTATCCCGCCACATCTCGCAGTATCGCTGCTTCAGAACCAAGACCTGCTTTAGTGTTTGCTTCATCGTTGCCTCCTTGGCATCTCTTTGCGCAAAGACTTCTTCTGCCCCCATTATAGCACAGCTACGGCACTGTGTCAAGTCGTGCTGGTGTAGGCCCTGTCTGCCCCATGTAACGTCCACGATAACCCACAGAGGGAATACCAACAGTCACATGAAACACCATCTGCAACACACGTTGGCCTGCGTACAGTTCAATGGGACGGTGAGCGTGTAATTCAAGCGTCAGGGTCCCCGAAAATTCGCAATCAACCCATCCGGCCAGGGAATGGTCCAACCCCCGGCGTGCCAATGTCGATTTCAGGTAGATGCTTCCGGCAATGTTGGCGGGCATCTTGATGTACTCTAACGTGGTCGCCAGAATAGCGTCGCCGTGAACGAGTGTTATCTTCTCCGCGGTAAACGGCAACATCGTTGCCAGGTCTATGAACTTGTTGCCCAGCCTCAAGTCCAGTGACGCGGGATTGACGCAGTTGGCGTCGTATGGGGTTACTCCGCCTGCTTCGGCCCATTCGCGGATGAGGGTGTCGTGCCAGATCATGTACTCAATGCCTCTTTAGCAATATCAATGCAATCGTAGAGCGCAACGCTCTCACCTACGTAACTATCGTCGGGTATCTTGCCGTGCCAATCGTAAACGGTCGCTATTCTCTCCAGGGCCTTCTCTAAGTGCACGATGTATCTGAACATATTCTGTGCCACTATTGCCCGCGCAGTTTCCGTGTTGGCTGTGTCCATCATTTCGCATCCAGACACGGTTCTAGCCACTCATAGTCACAATTTGCACAGAAGCGGTGCATATGTTCATCGCCACGAGCGCGCTTGAAGCAAAGAGCTTCTGGATTTAGGCGCTTACCGTCACAATACCATACAGTTGTTTCGCCACAACCGCACTTAGGACAAACGGGGTCTTTGGTTTCTGGTGGCGGGAACAACTCAACGTGCTTGCGGTGCAACTCGTGGGCAAGACTATCTATGTTGGCGCTTGTACAGTGGGAGTACACGCGGCCATAAAAGTCTTTGCACGCGTCTAGCCATTGCTCTGTGGGAGATGCCACTTCTGCCCTGTCGCCCACTTTTGGCATAACTATCTCCTCATCTATGCGCCGACACAGAGACCACGGCGGGATGCTATGCTTATCCCTCCACAAGACGTAGGCCAGGCCCTTGTCGTCTTCCATAACCGTCCCCCGGTCTCCTGTGAGCACGGCACCATAGTACCAATCAGCCCCAACGAACTCTACCCGATCACCGGCTTTAGGTTTGTACATCTTCATCTCCTTGAATGACTTCTCGAATCAGCCCAGCAATCTCGTCGGCCTCGTCGTATGCCCCAGCAGGTCCCTCAATCATAAACCACGCCGGCGACAGATCGTCGTCTGTTTGTACAGTAACCCGCCACCCGTACTGAAACCAACACGCCACGTATGGCAGGCGGCAGAGACACCTTGCGTAGAACCAAATTCTGTACGGGCTTTTCCCGTGACCGCAGCAAGATTCACATGTCTCTATGCCTTCAATTAAATTAATGGCCTGGCATAAAGCCGCGCATTCTGGGTCCCATCCCTCAGTAGACAGATGTTCTCCCGTGCCAAACATCATTTTTGCTCTCCTTGTAATTGTGCAACAGGCTTGAATAGCTCAACGAACTGAACGTGGTCGCCTATAGTCTCTACAATGCAAGCCATCCCTTCGATGCTATAGACATTGCATATACTCGCATCGCTTACAAAGTTCGCGCCTAGCACGAAGGGAACTGATGCTATGGCTGGCCCACCCAGCATATTCACAGTAAGGTCTAATGTCACCCCGCCATCTTGCCCTGAAACAAAACCCGCGTCGCTGATAATCGCAAGTTCTCCACTCATCGTCACTCCTCCACACACACTCAACTGGCGTTAGACTAGGAACGGTTACTGTGCCTGGTGGAACAGGTATTATAGGGCAGTCAGGGGACACTCTCCCACGCAAGAACCTCTTTCCCCATCGCCATAGACACCAGGCAGAAAATCTCAATAACGCATCAATCGGTTCGGGGTCGTGGTCGGTAGTACACCGCAAAACAACGAATGAGTCAAGGCGGCTAGCGCCCCACCCCTCCGCCCCCTCCTGTATAGAGAAGGCCACAATTCCAACAGTCCCCTCTGGGGCTACAGTCTCCTCATGTAAGCAATACGCCAAGTCCAGCCCAAGCCTGCGCAGGCTTGGCGTATCTGCCATAGCACTCCGCCACGTACCGCCCGCATCTACCCGACACACTTTCCATATCTCAGCCATGTCTATCCCCCCACCCTGATAATCTTCGGTCCAGCCGCCTGTTCCTGCATCGCGCACAACGTATTCACGAGGCTGTGCAAACTCACGATGTCAAACTGATACTTCTCGCCCTTGGCACGCTCAGCGAAAAACGCGTCTAGCCTCTTGCAGACGTCGCGGGCTGATCCGATTTCTTTGTATAAAACTTCAGCAGCATGTGTCGCGCTGTCACGCCGCGATTTCGTGACAGGCTCTGCCATGCCGCTGAGTCGGTGGAAACAGGTTAGGATGACACCTTGCGCGGTTGGTACGTTGGCCCAGGTCTGGGCGATTTCGCTCTCACCGCCCAACGAATGCTTGTGCTGATAGGTGTCCATAGCCCTAGCGATGATGGCCTCACGCTCAACTTTTGTGCGCTGAACGCGAGGGGCTGGCGTTGCGAACTCGAAAATCTCCTCGCAGTCGCGCGGATAACCATCAGGCGCGAGGTCTGCCGTGAGCTGGTCTTGCGTAATGTACCTCCCATCAGGCATGAGAAAACCCGCCCCCCTGTCCTCAACGTGGTCTGGTTCAGCCATCTCTATAAACTCAACATCGAATGGCCCCTCTATCTCGATGCCGTCTTCCAAGAGTTGTATGCTCTCCCCCAGAACACGCCCAGTTGCTTTGTCCCCAACGTGGGTTGGTGTGACTTCTACGTTGGTAGGTGTAATGCTCTTTACTACGTCAACGTGGGTCTTATTGTTGTTTTCTTGCCCCACGACGTTAGTCGTAGTGTTTGCAACATCCAAGGTATTCAACCCAAGGGATACAACGTTGGGACAACTAGGCAGTTGCTCGTCAAGCGACTGGTTAGTTTCCTCGGAAATACTAGGTAGTTGCTGGCCTACTGTTTCGGGGGCTACGAGCCAAGTGGACAATGCTTTATAGCCCTGGCGGTGTTGGTACTTTTCCACGATTTCTGCTGGCACTTCTGTTGGCGGGTCGTATACTTCAACTTCGGTCGTCCAATGCATCAGTCGCTTGTAGGCTGTTGGCTTTGTAATCTTGACAAATCCACACTCTTCAAGCTGCTCATTTATCCCCCGCAACGTGTCTGGCCCTATTCGGCAGGCCCGCGCCAAGTCTGCCTGTGTAATAGCCTTGACTACCCCCTCGCGTTCTAACCGGCAGTATACGCTATACACTGCTACTCCCTTCGCGCCCAGGATAGGCAGCCAGATATCGTAGACATAGTTGGCTACTCTTACCTGTCCCATGCGGCGAGACGTGAACTTTATCCCGCCTTGTGGTGTTATTTCGTATAGATTGCGCCCCATATTAGATCTCCTCGTTCCGCGCCGCGTTGTCTTTGTGCCTTCTCATCTTCCCAGACTCCTTCTGTATTCTAAATCGTCCTCATCAAACTCGTCAAAATACCACCTGGTGTCACAGCCAACAAGCCACTTGCGCCTGGCTGCGGAGTATTCGCGCTGGGCGTCGCTCATGTTGCAGAGCGCTTCTTCGGTGTACTCCCTGTCGCGCAACTTTTGGCGTGTCTCCTCAGAGACTACGCGCCCCATGCCTGCCTTGCTTAGTTTCTTGCGAGTCTCTGGAGAAGTTGCGTGTCCCATCTTGGCATTGCTATTATTGCGCCTGTGCTCATCAGTATGCTTCTTGCCCTTGTGCGCCGCGCTTAGCTTTTGCTTGGTCTCTTCTGCCATAGGCCCTGCTGGCCCCGCTGTAATGGCAACGTTGTAGCAAGTCTTGTTGGCGTGATGTATGTCAAGCCACGCCTGTTCAGCCGCCAAACGCTCATCTGGGTCTTCAATCACTTCAAGCACGCTAAATTCAAACACGTCCTCACCATACTTGTTCCACGCATTCTGTAGATGCGCACAGTGATGTCTGTCGTTGCGAAGCATCCAGAGGTGTGCCATCCACCGTTGCTCAATGTCCCCAGAACTCCCCCCATACGCCATCCCATCCAACCTGTTCTTAATCTCATAAGTACCCTTTGTCATTTTCTGCATCCCCTGTTGATACAGAAAACCCCTACGCACGCGATGCAGTCAGCCTGTCTGTGTGCCAGAGTCGGAAGAGAGCCGTCGCACGTAGGGGTTATTCTACGATTGTTATATTGAGCCTTCTGCAGAAAGAAAGCCCTTTTCCAATTCTGGCACTTTTGCATTATACCACAGA